CCTGGCAGTGTTGCTCAGAGCAACTTCGGTGGTTTCACCATGGACTTACAGTTGTTCGGTAATGGTAAGAGCAGTGGCGTTCAGAACGCCATGTCTGGTAACATGAAGAGTGACAAATCCACTGCTGCTCAGAAAGCTGTTGCTAACGCTGAAGCTAAGAAGTCTAAGAAAGCCGAAGGCTTCTCCAATAGCGCCACTAAGTATCTCCGTATTATTGCTAGTGCAGTAGACGGTCAGCTTGATGGTGTTGGTTCTAATATCTATAAAATCCGTAAAGCTGTAGAAAGCCTTACTGGATTCGACTCCGGTGACCTTGGTTCCGGAAACAAAGACCGTACGACTCTTATGGGTCGTGCTCGCCGCATGGCTAAGATGTTGGTTATGCACCCGATTGAGTTCCTGGGTGATATCGTATCTGCTCCGTTCAAGCTGATTGGTACTGTTACCGAGAAGGCTTTCAACACTATGAACGCTATCGTTTCTGGTGTGGGTAGTATGATTACTGGGGCAACTAAGGGTATCATGGCCATTGGACGTCAGGTTCTGGATACGGCTCTTGCTATTCCTAAACTTGGTCTGAAGGTTATCCAAGGTGCCGCTGAAGTAACCACCGAAGTTCTTGTTGGTGGTGCTAAAGTTGCTACGACTGCTCTTATCGGTGGCCTGAATAGCACGTTTAAGATTATCAATGGCCTTGCAAGTGCAACTGGCCATCTCATTTCTGGTATCGGTAATGCCGCTGGTTCCCTTGTTGAAGGCGTAGGTGCAATGGCCAAGGAAGGCATGATTTCCATTGGCAAGGGTATCGGAGCTATTGCTAGTATCGCTGCTGACGGTGCAAAAGCTGTTGGTGACGTAGTTGGCTCTGTGGCTAAAGCTACCGGTGCTATTGTGGCTTCCTCTGTGGAAACCGTTGGTAAGATGGCGAATACCATTCTTAGTGGTTTCACTGACTTGCTTACTTCCACGGCAGGTTTGCTGTTTAATGTAGTCTCCTCACCGTTCAAGTTCCTTAGCAATATGGGTAAAGGCATTATGCCTAGAGGCCCGCAGACTGTTAGGGTAATCGGTGGTTCTCTCGACGCTGTTAAGACGGTTGATACCGTTAAAGTAGTTGAGGTAATCAAAGGTGGTACGATTGACGAAACTAGAAGCGTCGCCAAAGTTGGTGAAGTTTCTGGTAGCGTCACCATTGTGGGCATGAATGACCTTATCAACGCCGTCATGACTTCTCGTGGTGGTAATGGTAAGAAGTTCCGCGCTAAACTCGCTGCTGGTGGGTTCAAAGCTCCTAAGTTTGACCTTCAGGCATTCGCAGAAGGTAAAGAGGAAGCTGGCGCTCCTGCAAACGTAACCGCTATGGATATCAAAGCCGGCGCTAAGGCTGGCGAGCATGTACAGCGTACTGCCGCTTACATGCAGAGCGTAAAAGAGACTGTGGCTGAAAAAGACTTCTTGCATGACAATGAAGCTTCCCAGACGACTCACCTCGAGTCTATTGATGAAACTACGAAGAAGCACTCCAATGCTTTCGCTAAGTTCTTCAAATGGTTGGCCGCATCTCTGCCTCTCCTGTTCGCACTCTTGAAGAAGCTCCCGAGTGCTTTGGCTAATAAGCTCCTTGGTGGTAACACCGCTGGCGCTATTGCTAAAGAAATCAAGCAGGTATTCAAGGATATCGCAGAAGATGCAAAGAAAACGCTCAAGAAGAAATGGGGCTCCATGCTCCAGAAACTGATTGGTTCTAAGAAAGGGCAGATGATTGCCCGTGGTGCACAGCAGTTGAAGAACTCTGCTGCTGCTAAATGGATATCTAAGAAAGCTCCGTATATGTTTGGTGACATGACTGCGGAAGATGCAGTCAAGTACCATGCTAATGGTGACCGTATGCCTGTAAGCAATAAGGAACGTCTTGAACAATTCGGTTCTGTTGCTCGTGAACAGGCACCTGAAGCTGGAGAGAAGAAACTTTGGAAGCAGATGTACAAGGAAGACGCTGCTGCATTCAAAGTTGCACGTGGTGCAAATGTTGGTGGTGGTTTCTCTGCACAGTTCAATGCACCTGTTGTTGAAGAAACTCCTGGTGCTATTTCTGCTGTCGAAGGTGGCGCTGGTGGCCTTGGTAATGCAAATCCTGCTCAAGCTGTTGAAGAGGAAGGTGCTGGCTTGGCCGCTAAAGTAAAGAAGATGTTTACTGAAGGCTTGAAGAAGCTGGAAGCTATGGCATCTAAACATGCTGGAAAAGCATTATCCTTTGCTGATGGCTTTGCTGCTAAATTCTTACCGAAATTGACCACTAACGTTATCGTACAACACGCCGCAAGCTTCACGAAAGCTATTGGTACTACGGTTGCTGGTGCTGGTTCCTTGGGTATCGTCGATGGTGTACTTGCTACGTGGAACAGTGTGACTGGTCTTGTCGAGGCCGCTCATATCTTCCGTGTTAAGTCTGACGCTGTAACTCCGACGATGCGTATCGTAGCTGGTATCGTTAAAGCTATCTGGGGTTGTACTCCGTTAGCTATCGTAAGTTGCGTATTGTCCATTCTCGGTATGCTCTTTGGTTTCGACCATGTGGGTATGACTGCAACTACGATTTATAAATTCCTCGTTGATAGTGGTTCTGCCGAAGCACTCGATGAGGCTCAGGCGGCTTTCGAGAAGGAAGCTAAAGAAGCTGGCATGAGTGTCGAAGACTACAACGACCAGGAAAACAAGACCGTTTGGGACAAGATGATGGATGGTTGGTCTTCGTTCAAAGACGGAGTTGCCAACAATGCCAAGTATGTCTGGAACGGTATTAAGAACAACGCTGAATACGTTGCAAACGGTATCGCAAATAACGCGCAATACGTTAAGAACGGTATCGATAACAATCTCGCATGGCTCTTTGGTCAGAATGATGCAGAGGGCCACTACCAGAATGGTGTCTTTGCCAACATGAAAGATGGCTTAGATAACAACCTAGCATACCTCTTTGGTCAGAATGACTCTGAAGGTAATTACCAGAAAGGTGCTATTGCAACTCTTGGCGACAAGATTAGTGATGGTATCGATAACAATCTCGCATATATCTTCGGTTCTAAGAACGAAGATGGTTCGATTACTCCGAGCCCGATGTTTGCTAACATGCGTAAGACCGTAACGGAAGGCTTCTCTAAAGCACTGACGTGGTTCTTGGGTTATGATTATAAGGATGGTTATCAGGAAACCCTCATGGGTAAAATGAATGACTGGATCGATAATCAGTTAGCATATCTCTTTGGTCAGAATGACGAGAATGGTAATTACCAGAAAGGTGTCTTTGCTAAAGCCAAAGATGAAGTTGATGCTGTTATCACGTACTGGGCTGGCGGCGAATACACCAATGGTGAAAGTGATGAAGGTCGTTTACCGACGCTCGGTCGCATGATATCTGAAAGCTTCCAGGAAGCTTGGGGTCCGATTATCGATGACATAAAATCCCGTAAGGATTGGGTTGTTGATAAATGGAACAACACGCTGGCATGGATGTTTGGTCAGAACGATGAGAACGGCAATTACCAGAATGGCGTCTTTGCCAACTTGAAGGATTCCATTGATAACAATCTTGCTTGGCTCTTTGGCCAGAATGATGAGAACGGCAATTACCAGAATGGCGTCTTTGCTAACTGGAAAAAGTCGTTTGATGGTGTTCTTGCAAGTATTTTCGGTGAATCGGATTACACTACGGTGGATGAAGATGGTAACGTTGTACCTGTTGAAGGTGGTAAGGGCTTCGTTAGCACGCTTGTTGAAAAAGTACAGGCTATGGGTGGAGAATTTGTTGATTGGGCTAAAACGTCCATCAAGAATAAATTCAATGCCGCAATGGAAGCTGTTCTTGGTACACCTGAAAAACGCACCAAACTTGGTACGTTAGTTGATAAACTCGGCGAATGGGTTTCGCGCGTTGGTAAAGAGCTTAACCGTGTATGGAGCGATGTCAAGACTAAGGCATGGCGCACTATGATGTGGCCGTTTGCCAAATTCCGTGTATGGGTTTCTGATGGCGAAATGTCTGAAGATGATAAACTCATTCTCGGTAGTTCTGGCTCTTCGTACGACGTTGGTGATACGTCTCAGGATAGTATTGGGGCTCCTTCTGAAGGTAATCCCTTTGCTGGTTCTGGTAAAGGCGATAAACGCAAGAAGTTCCATGGATTTGGAACGAATTATTCTCAGAATGACCCACGCTGGAAGAATAACTCCTATGGAGATATTCCTGGCATGGGTAACATGGGTGACTCTGGTTGTGGCCCAACCGTTATGGCATCCATTCTTAGTGACATGGGCGCGAATGTTGACCCGACTGATATGGCTAACTTGGCACTCGCCGATGGAACTCGTGTTCCTGGTGGTACCTCTGAAGACTTCTTTAGTGACGCCGCAAGCCGTTTCGGCTTAGGTGCTCGCCATCTGAATGGTGTAGGAGATATCGTTGACAGCGTAATGTCTGGTCAGCAGGTTGTAGTCGGTGGTACTAGCGCCGGTGATGGTCCGGGTAACACGTTTACGCGTGCTGGACATTATTCTCGAGTCGTAGGTATCGATGGTGATAATGCTATCATGGCAGACCCACGCGGAGATGCCTACTCTGGAACTGTACCTCTTTCCACGCTTGCTAATCAGGTACAAACTGGTTATGCGTTCGGCGGTGTGGGTGACAAGTTCAAGGGCGCTGGCCCAGAAGATGGTGATGCTGTTGCCGCTGGTGGCTCCGAAGGTGGAGTTATCGGAAAATACTTCATCAAGGGTATCAAATGGCTCTTTGGCATGGACGGACAAGGTGGAATCTTCTCCACTGCGTTTGATATGTTCAATAATGGTGTTAATTCCATCTACAATACCATCTTTGGTGGTAATGGTGCAGATGGTGAATACCAGCCTGGCATGTTTGAATCCGGTGGCTTGATGATGAACGTCATCAACAAAGGTATCGACTTCGTGTTTGGTGCCGATAATGGTGATGGTACAAGAACTGGCGGCGTAATCAGTACGCTGTATAATAAATTTAATGATGGTATAACTACTGCAACGAATTGGGTCTTTGGCGCAATTCCTGGTGGTAACCTCATTAAAGACACCGTAACTGCTGGTGTAAACTATATTTTCGGTACTCCCGATAGTAATGGTAACCGCACTGGTGGTTTGTTCTCCACGATGAAAGACGACCTTGCAAAAGGTTGGGAAGACGTTAAAGGATGGATTTTTGGTAACAGTGGTGGACTCTCGAAGTCTTCTATCCTCGATAAGTTCTCTGAAGGCATCAGTAATGCCGCTAAGAAACTTAAAGGTGGTGGTGAAGGCGACAATATGAGTCGTATCCAGAGATACCTTAGTCAAAATCCTCTGATTTCTGCTTTCACTGGAGCTGGTACTCCGAAGCAACAAGTAGCGGCGATGGATGTATTCCGTGGCGCTGGCTCTACTACGAAGTCTCCTCGCAAGGAAGCGATGAAACGTGCGGCATTTACTGCCAGTGGTCCGGGCCCTGTTGCTAATAGACAAAATCCTCATAAGAAGCATGTTGATCACTTTGCTGGTAGTGGCCCTGCTGATAAATCCAATATCTCTGGTGATGATATCATCGAGACTGGTAAACAGCAGCTTGGTATTCCATACGTTCTTGGTGGTGATGGAGAAAGCAGTACAGACTGTGGTATGTTCACTCAGCACACGCTTAACAAGTGCGGTTTGGATATGAGTACCCGTTTGGCAGATGCGCAGTTCGAGGTGTTCGCGAGCGCTGGTGCCGCTATTCCTCTTAGTGAGGCAACTGCTGGCGACTTGGTGTTCTTCGAGAACACTTATGGTAGTTGGCCTGCTGGCACGATTACGCATGTCGGTTTCTATGCTGGCGATAATCAGATGCTTCATGCTGGTTGTTCTAAAGGCGTAAGCTTCGCCGACCTTTCTAGCGACTATTATCAGTCCAAGATTCATGGGCAGGCTGGCTCTGTCAGCAAGCTCTATGGTATCACTCCTGGTACTGGTAAAGGTGGTACTGCGCTTAACGGGAAAGGTGGTAAAGGCGGTAAGAAGAAAGAACGCACTATCATGGACCTGTTCTCCCATGCAGGGAAGATGTATGGTAATTTTGCCACTTCCGTAATGGGTAACAAGGTATACACTGGTACGTCTTGGGACGATACTGACGATAGTAGCGGTGGTAATTCTGGTGGTAGCGGTGGCGCTAACGGCATCTCTGCTGATGGTGAAAGTATCGCTAAATGGTTACATGAGAAAGGCTATAGTAATGCTGCTGCTGGTGGTATTCTTGGTCGTTTCCAACAGGAACATGGATTTAGTCCTACGGACGTTCCACTTCATGATGTTCCTGGTGTTGGTGAATGTGGTGGTCTCGGTATTGCTCAGTGGACACACGGTCGTGCCGATGCAATGAAAGCGTATGCTGCTAATCATGGACAGGACTATCAGACGGTTGATGCACAGTTGAACTACATGTGGGAGGAAGATATTCCTGCACAGAAGGCTTACGGTGATTTCTATCCATCTGGTATGAATCAGTTCAGTGACCCTGTAGAAGCAAACGCATACTGGACTAAAGGCTTCGAACGTGGTGTTCCATCTAGTAACGACGCTACATACTCCACTAATTGGTATAACTACATGCAGTCCCACTTCTCTGGCTCCGGTAAAGGAGACAAGTTCCTTGGTAGCGGTTTCGACCCGTTAGGCGTCCTCAATAACCGAATCAAGGTCTGGGAATTCGGCATTAAACATGGTGCATCTCCTCAGTCTATTGCATCTGAAGGCGGCTATGAACGCACGAAGAAAGCGATGGATAAGTACAATAAGGGTCCTGCACCTGGCAAGATTCGTATACCTGCTTACTTGGCTGAGCAGATGAAATATATGACTCCTGAACAGCGGCGCAATTTCATTATTGCCTACAAGAAGGGAGCCTTTGGTAAATTCGCAAGTGAAGCCGCTCTTGCTAAATCTCAGCAGAGCTCAGGTGACGTCATGGAAGACGTTGCTCCGAACGGCAAACACTATGAAGCAAACGATGTAGATTACCTGATGAAGAAAGGGTATACCTACAAGGATGCTATTGCGTTCCTCGCTAAAGACCCGAAATATTCTGGCAAGGGTGATGCAACCCATGGCCCGAATGGTCGTGCTTATGAGAAGAACGATATTGATTATCTCATGAAGAAGGGTTACACCAAGGAAGACGCAATCGCGTTCCTTGCAACTGACCCGAAATATAAAGACCCGATTAAAGCTAACGATAAAGCTACTGCTTCTACCGCTAAGGCTTCTACTGACGGCAAGACAGCTCCTGCTGAACAGCCGAAGAGAAGACGTAAACATCGCGGTTTCGCTGGCTGGATTGAGGGTATGTTTGGTGGTCTCTTTGGTCACCATTCTGATAAGAAAGATTCTCCTGTTGCTGAGAATCAGACTAGCGCTCCTGCATCTTCTTCCCCGGGCTTAGTTGACCCGAGAAATGCTGGTAGCTTTGCTGATCTCTCCAGCTTCAAAGGTGGCGAATACTTCAATGCTCCTCAGTATATTACTGAAGCTGCTAAGAAGTACGTCAGAGGCGAGGGTACTCTCGAAGACGTGGCGAAATCCATTGGATTCGATGGTGTTCCTGATGGTTCCACTACTCTCACTGCTGAACAGCAGAGAGCGCTCGGGTTCCGTGAATACGCTGTTTCTCGAAACTGGAATCATTATCTGAATGAGGCTGTACTCTGGAAGCGTGATGGTATGACATCTGCTGAAAGATGGGCTAAATTCCATGGTTCTGGTAAGGGTAAGTTTAAGGGTAACGGACTTGGCGATGTTATGGCCTTTGGTCGTAAGAACGGCATTTTCGCTGCACTTGCTGGCGCTTGGTTGCAGAACCAGAGATATAAGACCATGCAGAAAGCTCAGGTGGAGGGACTTGGTCTCTTCGGCACGAGCCCTGGTCCGGTCGATTCGAAAGGTAAGGTAGTCGCTCCGGAAGTGGCACCTAATGGTAAACACTATGAGGAGAACGATATTAAGTATCTTATCTCCAAGGGTTATGCTCGCAAAGATGCTATCGCATTCCTTGCAACTGACCCGAAATATGCTAAGAACGGCGGTAAGGACAGTAATGAATACGGTCCAAATGGTCGCAAATACGAAGAGAATGACATCAAGTACCTCATGTCTAAGGGTTACACTCGCGGCGATGCTATTGCATTCCTCGCAACTGACCCGAAATATAAAGACAAAGCTAACGCTGTAGCTTCTACTCCGGCGGTGGCAGCTCCTGCTGAACAGCCGAAGAGAAGACGTAAACATCGTGGCTTTGCTGGTTGGATTGAGGGCATGTTTGACGGTCTCTTCGGTCATCACTCCAAGAAGAAAGAAACTCCTGTTGCTGAGAATCAGACTTCTCACTCCTCTTCTCCGGGCTTAGTTGACCCGAAGAACGCAGGTAGCTTCGCTGACTTGTCTAGCTTCAAGGGTGGTGAATACTTCAATGCTCCTCAGTACATTACTGAGGCTGCTAAGAATTACATTAAGGGTGATGGGAAACTTATAGATGTCGCTAAGTCTATCGGTTTCGACAGTATCCCTGATGGTACTACTCCCCTTACTGCTGAACAGCAGAGAGCTCTTGGCTTCCGTGAATACGCTGTTGCACGAAACTGGAACAATTATCTGAACGAGGCTGTACTCTGGAAGCGTGATGGTATGACATCCGCTGAAAGATGGTCTAAGTTCCATGGTTCCGGTATAGGTGACATGGATGAAGGCCGTGCTCGTAGAGAGCCTGGTTACCGTGAGCCTAAACGCCGTCGTAGATTCAAAGGTTCTGGGCTTGGCGATATTATGGCCTTTGGTCGTAAGAATGGTATCTTCGCTGCTCTCGCAGGAGCGTGGTTACAGAATAAGCGCCAAAAGGCAATGATGAAAGCCCATGAAGCTTCTCTCGGACTGTTTGGTAATTCTCCGGCGCCTGAAGTTAAGGCCGCAGGTAAAGTCGTTGTTCCAGAAGTGGCACCTAACGGTAAACACTATGAAGCAAACGATGTTAATTACCTCACGGGTAAGGGTTACACTCGCGAAGATGCTATTGCATTCCTCGCTAAAGATCCGAAGTATAATGGTAAATCCGCTGTGGCTGATTCCAATACTAAGGTTGACCCGAAACTCAAGAAAGCAGTTGAAGATGCCAAGACGAAAGCTCAGGCACCTGAAGTTGCTCCGAATGGTAAACACTATGAAGAGAATGATATTGCTTATCTTATTAAGCAGGGTTACACTCGCGAAAGCGCTATTGCGTTCCTCGCTAAAGACCCGAAATATGCTACGATTGGTACGAAGAACACTACTCCAGTAAGCAAAGCAGAAGTTGCACAGGTTTCTGGCAATGCCACGGAACTCGTTCGTAACTACACTCGCTCTGTGAACGGTACTAGCGATTCCAATTCCAAGAATAGCAGCGATAAGATACTTGCACAGATTCTCGAAGCTTTGGAAACCATTGCTAAGAATACTGGTAATACTGCTAGTGGTATCGGTTCCCTCGGTTCTGCTCTTGCCAAAAGTGCGAAAGCGCGCGGTCAGGGTGGTGCTGGTGGTACCCGAGTGATTAGCATTGGTGGTGGTCCTCAAGGATTATCTTCCTCGTTTGGTGGAAACGGTGGCATGGGAAAAGATTACGAAATGAATCGTAAGATTGCTCGTGGCGGCGAATTTGCTAAATAAGGACTTAAAATATGGGATAGACCAGAAGGTCTATCCCATATTATTTCTTTTTAGACTATTTACTAAATTGATAAGAAAGGAGCGATTGTATGGCATTAACAGTTACTACAAACGCTGGTCTTAACATGCGAAGTGGTGCTGGCACCGAAAATTCACGAATTGGCGGTGTTGAAGCTGGTACTTCGTATGAAGTATTAGACGTTAAGAAAGACTCCAACGGAGTCGATTGGTATAAAATCGGTGACGGTTATGTATGCGGTAGCTACTGTACTGTCTCGAATGATGGTGGTGATGGTTCCACTGCAACTCAAACGCTCGCGGAAGCACTTGGTGATGGATTAGGAACGGATATTACCGGTGTTAATGGACAAGTTGAAGGTGAGGTTTGGGGCCAAGGTACTATTGGTACAACTGGTATCGAATCTGCTCTGGAAAGTATGCTTGGTTTGAGCCAGACCGATGAGCAGGTTGCTAAGTTCTATAAACGGCGAGTATTCGGCACACCGTATCAGTACCTCGATACTACGGATATTCGACCAAACGGGGGTAACGTTGGTCGTATCTTCGGTAACAATATTCTTGGTGAGTCACCAATACTTTCACTGTTACCATGTAAGCCGAACTACCTTCCTTCTCTTTCTGAAGAGAAGAAACAGGATATCTTCAAGTCTTTAATGACTAATGCATCGGAGCTGGCTACTGAAGCGGAGAAAGCGGTTGCTGATGAAACGATCGGTAGTATTGAGACGAAATACTTTACTACCGATATCGACGCAGTTGAGTATAATAAATACGTTAATACTCTTCTGCGTGCGTGCGCTATATTTATGGGTCTCGGCAATTCGACCGTTCCGGGAACGACCAAGCTGTATAGTGAATACAACTGGTCTAATTGGCACTTGAGTAATATCTTTGATAACTCGAGTCTCAATAATGACCCAGGCGGAATTCTCCAGCAGGCTGGTAAAATTATCAAAGACGTTAAAGACGCTATTGATAATCCTAGTGAAGCGGCTATGGACGTAATGAAAGCCATCAGTACAGACCAATACTATGTTGACTTCTACGTTAGTCCATCAACCTCATACTCTGAGTCGATGTCTAACCGTGCAGAAGATTCTGCATTCAAAGGTTTGGTATCCAAGGGAGAGGGTATGGTTAAGGAATTGGCATTCTTGCTCGGTGCAAATGCACTGAATGCTGAAACCATGGAACAGTCAATGGCAAACATGAGTAAGGAAATGCAATCTGAATTGCAGAAGTTTAACCTTACCAAAGGCGATAACGTGCTTTCTCGTTTGCTCTCCAACTCTCAGTTGGTTATCACTGGTTCCAATATCGTATTCCCACAGATTTACCATGAATCTGAATACAGTAAGAGTTACCGTTGTGAGTTGAAACTTGTATCTCCGTATGGTGATAGAGAGTCTATATTCTTGAATATCATTGTGCCGATGATACATATGCTCTGCTTCGTATTGCCTCGACAGACTTCTGCAAACTCTTATTCCAGCCCGTTCCTTATCAAGGGGCATATTTCCAAATGGTTCTCTTGCGAAATGGGTTTGGTGCAGAGTGTTGATATCCAGAAAGAGGCGTTCTCGGCAGATGGTTTCCCGACTCAGGTAACTATGTCTATTAGCTTGCAGGACTTGTACTCCGCTCTGTCTATCAGTAAGACTGATAGTATCAAGAGTGCTATTATGTTCTTGCAGAACCAGTCGCTTATCGAGTATATGTCTGTAATCTGCGGTTTGAACCTTAAGAGTTCCGAGTGGCAGATGAAAGAAAATCTCGTTAAAGCTATCGTATCTAATGCGGCTCAAGACGCTATTGATAATAGCGCTGCTGAAGCTAGACAGGATGCTGCTAGAGCGGCGGCTAGAATATTCCAGAACGTTACTGGAGGTCGTTTCTAAATTGGCAACTTTCAAGCAAAAGATTGAAGAATATCAGAAAACGTATGGCTCTATCCCTACCGAATATGGGGATAGAATGCTATACCTTTGCGAATCTTTGCGCTTAGGCGATAAAGATGATGCATTCATAAGCAAAATGCTTAAATGTCTTAAAGGCATGAAAAGAACCACTTACAAATTCACATTGTATCTGGTTCCAGAACCAACTCCTAGACCTAGAACCTCGTTCAACAGTCGAGTATTCTATGTTAAAGGAGCCAAAGATAACAACAATCTCTTTAGAGACATCATAGAGTCTGTTGAATCCATACCGTTGATTACAACGGCAACCGAGATAGATATCAAATCATATCTCCCTATGCCTAAAGCCATGAACAGAATGGAGAAGTTCTTTGCTGAATTGGGTTTCATCAGAGTAACTACTACTCCAGACTGGGATAACTTGGCTAAAGCATATTGCGATATGATACAAAAAAATTTATTGCTTAACGACTCACTAATTTGGAAAGGGACGTCATCTAAATACTACTCGATTAAACCGAGAATAGAAATGACAATAACTTTCGATAACGACTACGATTGTACTTATAATCGCAAGAAAGTTGAGCAATCAAAGTTCTATCAGACGGATGAAACAGGACGGATAGACGAATCCCTTAATACGATTCTCAAACTCAGATAGGAAGTCTATGGATAAAATTTCCAATTTGAGGTGTAGAGAATGATTAAATCAAAAAGAGAAATTAAGATCGATGGACTGTTTGAAAACATTGAAGGCGTATTGAATGCGCATGACTTGCATGTTAAGAGTAATCCTGACGAGATGTACTTGACCTGTGACAATGATAAAGAAGCAGTCGAAAGCGCTATTGAAGTGTCAAACGACCTATGCAATGAGCTAGGTCTAACTATACTCACCAAGACTGGAAAGAAGAGAAGCACCTTCTATTTCATTCAGCGCGGCAAGAGAGTGTAAGGCGAAAGCCTTACACTCTTTTTTACCGCTTTTTTATTATTTTGCGATAGCCTTGTAGTTGCTACGAATAGCATTGAGCATTTCCTTATTGGTTGGGGAAATGAGCTTAATCGTATTGGCACACTCAGCAATCGTGTACATGGCGATAGCTTCAGCCATGCAGTTTTCGAGGATATCCTCGTTGCTGATCTTGCGTTCATCACCAGCGAGAGCAGTCTCGTCGGAGTTCTTCACAAAATCGATGTACGAGAGGTCGTCATCACCATCGTGGAGATAAACGTCGTACATATTGAGACCGTTGTTGGTCGAATTCTTGTCTTCCGTCTCGATAGCAGTAGCCGCATTAGCAGCGGACTCGCTCACAGCACGGGCACGAACTTCGCGACCATAGGAGCGAGCAAACATGCTACGGAAGAAGGACGGCTGGAGTTCCAGACGGCCACGAACATACGGTTTGAAGGACTCGGCAGTTGCACTAGCGCCACCTTCAGCACCTGCGTCTGCACCACCATCAGCGCCACCTTCGGCACCAGCCGGAGCATCACCGTTGTTTACTTCGATAGGAGTCTTGAGACCCTTAGCGTCATTTACAGCGTCCTGAAGTTCCTGGGTGAATTCATCTTCCTTCTGCTGGGAAGTCTCTTCATCCTTAACGACCGTCAGAACCTTGTCCTTGACCAGACCTGCGATTTCATCGAGGTCCATATCAGCAAGGTTACGTTTGAGTTCTTTCTCTTCACCATCGTTGATGGAGAAGTCAATCTGAGATTTGGAGAACTCATCAACGTTGTCCTTGTTTACTTTAGCCTTGGTTTCAGCGCTCTTTCTCTTGGCAATCTTCTTACCAGATTCGAGACATACGTTGTACATGTGCTCGAGGTAAGCAGACTTGTTCTTGATAGCTGCTTCTTTAACAGCTTTGAGGCCGCCGATGCTTGCGATGTATTTGTGAGACATGTAGCGGATGCCATCCATGTTCTCTGCGATAGCTTCCTCGTCCCAAACCAGAGATTCAACTACCAGATTGGTGAAAGCTTCACGAAGAACGATTTCAGGCATAGTGCTCTCGTATGCACTGCAAATACGGGAAACTACACGGGGCACACGAGCGATAGCGCTCTGCTCCCTAGTTTTCAGCTTTTCAGTCCATGCGGCTTCAGTAGCCACAGACAGTTCCGCATTTTTAGCCTCTCTAGCGCGTTTAGCACGAAATTCCTCGTTGCGGCGATAGATTTCAGCATTAGAAGTGCGGTTTACATGCCTAAATTTTGTCTGCATGTTTTACCATTCCTTTCTATTATACGTATTAGTCTACTGTCAAATCGTGACAATCGAGATTTGCGGAGACAATTCGTTGTCCTTGATGAGATAGTCGACGTTGATGTACTCAGGTACATAGTCTTCCATGGAACTGTAGAAGGTAGCGATGTTATCATCGTTTACATCCGGTTCCAATTTCTGTACAGAGAGGTCGTAATCGTTGATACCACGGTAAATGATATACTCGAGTTTATCAGCGAAGTGAACCTCTAACTTACGAATCAAGTTGGAGATGTAGATACTATTGTTACCAGTGCTATCGAACTCGCCACGGACATAATCGAGGATGAACTCCTTGATGTCTTCAACGAGAGTCTCGGTATCTGTGGTATAGTATGGTTTGACCTCGAACTTGAGTTTGATATTAACTTTATCGAGTCTGGCGTTCTCTGCAACAACGTAGTTCTTGGATTTACCATATGTATTGAAGAACTTGATATCGATATCAAAGTTGTTGGTGAGCAGGTCGATTTCATCATTGAGATACTTATTGATACCATTGAAGATATCAAGGAACTCTCTAAAGCGTTCCGTATCTTTGATGTAGTTTGCCTTAACCATCGGCAAGGAGCAAACCTTGAAGTTGTAATCCATCGTGCCATCATCCTTGGCGTAACGGTTGTACTTCATGTACGCATTGATGGAATCCAACGGGATAATGAAATTGATAGGTTCCGAAGTGGTGGTATATTTGTTAGTGAAAGTATACCCTTCGGCAATATGTTTACCTGTAAAGTGATGGGGCTCGTTAGTAGTACCATCGGTGTATTTGAAGAACGTGTAGATGTTACCAATAACATCTTTGCACGGAACAAATTTCTCCGGGTACGGTTTTGCTTTATCGAGGTCATATACGGTGTTGATGAACTTCACCTTACTATTGGTTGAGACGTAGTCATCTGTGGTAATCTTCGTTCTGAAACGGAACGATTGGTTTGACTTATCATATGCATACAACTCGAATTCGACATAGCACGTCTCGATGGTTTTGTCTTCGAGACAGAGAATAACCTTGATAAGCTGGTTATCAATATATTCTTTACCATCATCTGGGTTTACGAAACGTCTAACACCTTCAGGTACTCGCATATCGTCTTTGATTTCAGTTATGCAATCCGTTACCGTAGTTACGGATGTAGGAACGAGTGTAATATCGAGCTGGTAATCCATTTCACCAGCCATAGCGTTACGCTTAATCGATAAACCCGACGTCATGAACTGTACGAAAGAGTTACCGTTGACTTCGTTAGCGTCCAATTTTAGGTCATCCTGAACAGAGTTCAGATAAAGACCTACATTCACTGGGCTGGAAGACAAGACCGTCAGGAACGGATTAGCGTAGAGGAAGTCAGCCTCATAACCATCGAGGTTATCGGTAATCTTTACATCCCTAACAATTTTCATGAATCCAGGAACCATTGGGTTGTAAGTGTACAGTTTACCTGCACGAACGATAGAGCGGAACGTCTCTGGGTATTCGGCGTCGATGTCTTCATGCTCAATAATCGTATCTACCGTGTTGGTAGGAATGATTTTATTATCATTATTGATCAAGAGCAAGAATGCGTTGAATAAACGAATGAGAGCATCGTCTCGCCGCTTCATGAACATGATGCGTGTATTACTAGCATTGACCATCTTCTTGAAGTAAAGCTGAAGGTCGCTTGCCGTATTGTATACTTTAACCGTAGACTGAGCCGCGATTACAGCATCACGCAATTCATCGGTAGTCATCTTGTTCTTACCACCAACGGAAGAACTAGATACCTGACCAAGGAGTATCAGAGCATTGTCTTCAGAATATTTATCTGAGACCGGCTCGATATTGATATCGTCACCTTTATACTTCGAGAAGTTACCGTCGGTACCGCTAGTCTTGTATATCTCAACGCGCAACTGACTGTTGAATTCTGGAATGAAGTAACGGTCGTCGTTTGCGAAAGATATACGAAGAGCACCTTCAGCAGGCAACGTGTAGTAACAGAACGGTTCTGTTATCTTAGATGTGTTTTCGAGTCGCTTGGAAAGCTGAACCTCTACACCACCTGGTGGTGTATAGAACGCCTCGAACCCAGCAATCTGGGATTCAGTGCCAATATCGAAATCGAAGCTACATACGTTGATTTTATCATTCGAGATGATAGTTTCGTTATGTTCCTCGAACTCGTACTGTCTGAGGTTGACAGCCATAGCAACATAATTCTTTCCTTCGTATCTAAATACTTTGGATTGAATGAACTGAGAACTTACTTTAGAGATGGTTTTCTTGTGGTCGATGTTGTACTTGACAGCATGGACGTAACCATTCTTTGTTTTCTTGGTATTGATGAGAACGTCGTATTCGAGAGAGAATACGCGATTGTCAATCTTGAAGATTGTACGGCGGTCAATACCGAACTCGGTAAAGTTATTGTTTGCCCTACCGCGAGCAATGATATCATCTTCTGCCACCAGCAGAACGAACGGCATAGTAGCCGCCTTAGCGAATAAGTCATCTAACTGGTAGATTGCAGCCATCAAATACAAAGACTCGGGATTCTCCGCTGCGTTAGCGAAGCATTCCTTGAATACCATTGATGTAACATTCAGGCCGTCTTCACCGATAGTTGCAAGAACTTCGGTAATGTACCCGAACAGACCAGTTGAACTTAAGTTCATCTCGTCCATGTTCAGGTACTTCGGTGCCACTTTATTCACCAATGTGTCTTTGATTTGATAAAGGCTGGTATAGTTCTTGACCCTAATGTCGTTTGGCATTTGACTATTCCACCTTCTTCAAATTATTTTAAGCGTCACGGGAACGCCATCTGAGCTTATATGTGTAACCACCATCTTCTGTGGAGATGAATGGTGCACCAACACGCGTGCTGTTGCACTTGAACGTGTCGTTATTATAAACTGGTACGTATGAGAATGCGTTACCGGAAGAGTTTCTATTGAACTCTGCCAATGCAAGAGGGTTCATATCCTCTTTGAATGCATAAGCATACTGAATTTGGATGTCTGGGGTTTTAACTGGGCTACTCTCATTGAAAGAGAAAGCCGAGCTCGGATAGTTCGTTGGGAACAATCCGTAATATTTAGCCCAATATATAAGATTAACGCCCGTAGCATCTGTGAGTATATAGTAAAGGCTTGACGCATAATCGAGAATACCATTACGGATATAATCACGTTTCGGGGCGAAATAACCACGGGATACCGCGTTGATATATTTAACCCAAATATAGTGGAGGTATGATATTGAAAGCATATTATCATCGGTGAAGCTCATGGTGATTGTGCCAGCAGTCTGAGACTCGTTGGTATTCAGACCATAAACCACTTTCCATCCAGTGAAAGTCTCGCCGTGATCAAGAGTCTTAAGTGACGTATCTTGAATATCGAGAGATTTACACGTATTGGTGATGATAGGTATAAAATCGTGCTGACCACTAAACATCTTTGTCAGAGACATACTGATTGCAGAGTGCCTCTTTACAGCCTGATAGAAGAATGCAGCGTCTTGCGTCTGTTTGATAGACGCGTTGACTCCTGTACCATTCATATCGAAGATGTTTAGGTCTGGTCTAGTCAAGAAGACATATGCACGAGAGTTATGGAGATGGTAGTCCGGGTGGGTCAGTCTATATCTATTGAAGTTTATAAACCAATCCGTTCGCTCCATATTCAGGTTAACGCTATCTTTGATAGCATTGATCGCACCCTCGATTTCATCATACGTTGCTTCATACAACTGGTTGTTGAAATCGACTTCGGCTTGCTGCTGACTATACTCGAGGGTTGGTGTGCTATAATAAGCATCCTGCTCCCATTTGTATATGTCAACTTCTTTGATGATTTTCTCACCGTTACATCCGAGGTAATCAAAGTAGTGGCTAGCCGCGATATCAGCCGCTGACCAACCATCAATATTCGGTTCTCCGTCATACAGACTGAGGTCGTCCACATCTACACCTTCGAACATACTGTAGTAGTCATGGATAAATGCGGCAACGTCGAAGCCTACTACGAAGCTGAGACGGTTAAACATATCCTCGAATACTTGGTCGATAAAGTTACCGAGTAAGTTATTGAGGAACCCGCCAAAATCACCATTAATAAGACTATCGACACTGGTGTTACCAAGAGCTTTACCAAATAAGCTAGTGCTTCTGACCTTAAAGCCGAAAGCTTCAGCCATCTGTCTGCCGTTCTTGACACCAATACCACCAATACTTTTACCGAATGCGCCACTGTTACCGTTACCGAAACAACCGCCACCCGTAGAACGACTGAGGATTATACTACCAACGTCAGCCGTCGGGTTATGTTTGGATGCCATGAAACCTCCACCACCTAATGGCATCATTCCACCACCACCAAATAAGCTGAACTGCTGGAGGTCCATACCTTTACCCTTTATAGGGGCAACAGTCTTGTTTGACTCGAGCAGATTATCTGCACGGAGCTGATAGTCATACTCTATGTCTTGCTCGATCTGGATATCTCTAGCATTAACCCAACCTGAAGCCATAACGTAATACCAGTTACCATCTGGTTTAGTCTGGGTCTCATTGATAGTTACAACGTCACCTGTTTCGATTTTATCAATACCTGCACCTAATGAGCTAGGTGTGTTACGCGAGATTGTATCCCTTAGGGCTCTTCCCTGTACTAACACATTATTTCACCTCGCAAATCTAATTTTGTGTTTTGGTTATACTATTGTTTCTGGCGTTAATCTGTGGGGTATTTCATGTATATATTATTCACGCGTACTTACGATAAGTAAGATTAAATTCAATATTTACATCTCCTAAACACCGTAGCAAAACATATCCACCGCGATATCAACAAACTAAATTTATTAGGAGAGATGTAAATTGGATATTTTCGACTTATTGGATGTAGCAAGTTTAGCAGTTAATGGCAAATATAAACGCCGTAAAGATAGAGAAAAGGGGTTCTGGCACTGGCTCGACCATAAAGATGATGACAAAAAGGATGTCATTAGAGTCAGTGACGATTACGCGTATGGAATGCGCACTCGTGTTAAAAGCGGGCGCACAGACGTGACCGTGACAGTACGTTCCGATAGCCCTATTAGTGTATCGGTTGAAGTATTCTGAGGCTAGAATACTTCAGCTAAGAAACCGAGCGAGTCCATGCCGCTCGGTTTTCTTTTTTCCATTGAACCGCAAAAACATGAGTATAAACTAATTATGACAGGAGGAAATATTAATGGGCGTATTACGCGAAATTTTAGATGCCATTGATGACCTCGACGACAAAGTTTTTGACAATATCGAGAAACGTTTCTCGGGTAGAAATATCCAGCGTTCCATGTCAAGAGCCGCCGCCGATGGCACTTTGCAGTTTCCGTTAATTGCTTCCCGTGCGATTTCGTTCCCTACGGTTCAGCGCATTGCTAATGCACACGAACGTAATGCGGCGTCCTTCGCACAGATTGTCTTCAGCATGCATCCGGAAATGAATACTGCTAAAGACCAGAATGGCTTCGATTATCTTTCGGCTTTCCATCAGAACGCTGACACAGAAGATGACGCATTCAACCTCGTTGCTTCCCGAGTTAACGAGAGTTATTGTGTAGGTGCTAGGATTGTTCCTCTAGAGGGACCGAAGATGCACATCCTTAAGGAGGAACTCACGGCATACGGTATCGATTGGCGTGAAGGCTCTCTGAATGATGTTGCTCCCGCCAAGCATCTCTATGATAACAAGTTCAACTTCCCGAAGAGTGTCGCTGAGCAGTTCGAGATGCGTCGCAGAAACTATAAAGCTGTGACTGAGGCTGATAAATCCAAGAAGAACTACGGTGATGTATATTTCCGTCCAGACGGAGATGTCAACATCGATAAGGTCGAAGGCAAAATCAAGGCTGACCACATGACCACGGTCAACGCTAACCCGAATATCACTATCAATAGTGGTAGCGGTAAGCAGACCGAGATCGTCCTGAAGGATATGCTGAAGGATAATGATGTCAAGAAGTCCAATGAGCTTGTCCCGACTCTGCTCCACATCCGTGTGGTTGCTGTCGATAAGGATAAGTCTGGTGATGGTCGTTACGTTGACTTCGTAGTCGGCGTTAAGGCTATGATTCATCCGGTATCCACCGATGACATGATTGAGAACCTGGTTGACGCTTGCCGTAACCACGATGGTATCTTCAAGTTCATCCGTTGGACTACTGGTGAGATTTCTTTCCTCAAAGACTTCTTGTTCAATATGAATGCATATCGCAAGGATGTTGCTCGTCAGGCTGATGGTTCTTCCCCTTGGTGGAACCGCCTGAAGCATATGGCTAACATTAGTCGTATGAAGGCTGCTGCTTTCTTGGGTAAACAGATGATTCCGAATGCGGCAATCGTTGTTACTCAGGAAGAAGTTGACCTCATCAAGAACCAGTATGGTTTCGACCTGATGAATCCGGCTTTCGTGGAGAAAATCATGAAGAAGTTCTTCCTCATGACGTTCATCGTTGTGGATGACTCCATTGAAGTTGCACACTTCAAGTATGATGGTCAGAAATCCTACCAGACGGTTTCTTACAGCGGTCTGGAAAAGGAAAATTCTAACAGCGCTCGTCAGTTCAAAGATATTCTGCGTGCTGTACAGCGTATGTAATTTTTTTGTAGGGAGGATTAACATGAGAACTCGGTTAGATGCTGAGTGGATTCTCCGTAAGAATACTCCGTATGCACGTCATCGTGAATTGGAAACTCTTATGGAAGCTTCCAGCACTAAAGTACATGGCTCCCTCTTGGATACTTTATACAAACAGGTGAACTCTTTCCGCGTAGCAGCGGATAAGAGCATCACCAGTTCTAAGGGTGTTTTTGACAAACTTCCGTTCGCGGACGATTTGGCTAAGACTCATAAGTATCTCAGGGAAAATGCCAAATGCGATAAAGAGCTCGACGTTGTCGAACTCGGGGTTAAGAACCTCAAGAAACTGGAAAAGCAGTTTAACGAAGGCTACCGTGTGGGTAGCGATGTGGCTATTCTGACTTATGAAACCATGGTAATGGCCGTTGTGGATGCTACGTCCACTCTGGTTACCAAGACGGCATCTGTAGTCGTTAAGACGAAGGATACTGTTTCCACGGTTTCCATCTCTGCACTTCGCAGATTCAATGATGCGGCCAAGAAAGGTACCATCCGTAAGATGCTTACGGAATCCACCACGGAATTCATGCGTGAAGTAGACCGTGACTCTGTTCCTGTAAAGGAGGAGTTCGCTACTATCGCAGGTATCGGTGTTCTGCTGGTACTGGCAAGCATCCCTCTGATTCGTGAGCTGGTATTCTATTTCTACTATGCTCGTATGCAGTTGGCCGATTACCTCGACCAGCTCAAGATGTATATCAAAATCAACGAAGTTGAAGTGAATAACAATCCTTCGTTCGATGCCGCTAAGCGGAAAGATATCATCAAGAAGCAGGATGAGTGGATTGCTCGTCTTGATAATCTCTCTGATAGAATCCGTGTAAAGCAGTCTATCGGCGAGAAACAGTCCAAAGTTGAAATCAAGAAGAAAGACTCTGAAGTCACTTTGGACCGCGTGAAACAAGATATATCATCGAGTTCAACGGGGTTTGAGTTCGAATGATAGATAAATGCTACTAACAATAGTATAAAAATCATAAGGGAGTTGAATATTAAATGTTCAAATTTACAAACCTTGGGGTAGCTGAGGATAGCGAAATCGTCGCTGAGAACTACTCCATCGAAAACGACGGTCATCTCCTGGCTGTGCAGGAAGCTTATGAAGAAATTTCCGAAATCATGGAGTCCATGGCAGACACGAACGCTGCTGCTGTTGACGCATATGTTGAGGGTCGCGATAACGGCGGTGAAGCTGGTATTCAGGCTGCTATGGAATCCTTCAACGCAACGGTTATGGAAGGTTTCTTCAGCGATGCTAAGACGAAGATTGTCAACATGCTGAAGAAGATGTGGGCAAAAATCAAAGCATTCTTCAAATCTGCGCTCCAGTATTTCAATGCTCTCTGGATGAGCGGCAAGAAATTCGCTGAGAAATATCAGAGCGAGATCGAGGATGCGGCCAAAGAGCTTGACGGCAACCTGAAAATCAAGATGTTCAAGTACAACGAGAGCGCTCTGCCGGCAGTTGACAAGGTGTTCACGGAAGTCAACACGATCATGCGCGGCAAGGTCAAAGACGGCGGCCTGAACTACAAGATTATGAACAAGCCTGAGGGTGGTGCTCGCAACACGAGCGACAGCAAGAAAGAGGCTGTCAAAGCTGTATGCGCTAAGTTCGGTGCTGGCGCTAAGGATGCCGAAGAGATGGTCAAGAACATCCGCAAGGCTTTCCATTCCGGCAAAGAGAACCCGGAGACCATTGTAGTCACGTCTTCGATGGTTGACGAGATGCTCAAGGTTCTCACCGGCGACGACCTCATCGATGCATGCAAGAGCGCAGCAGATGATGCTGACTCGAACTTCAAAGAAGCAATCGATGAGATTGAGAAGGAGAAAGAAGAGGCTGATGAGGCAAAGAACAAGCAGTTCAGTGCTTACAATCAGCGTTTCGCACAGGCATTTGTCGCTGCTAAAGACGTCTCCATGCGTATCTTTGGTGTATACAAGAGCCTCGTAAGCGAGCGTGAAGGTGCATACAAGAGCGCCCTCAGCAAGGTTCTTCATTACACTCCGAAAAAGAAGGATGAAGACTAAGAGTCTTGCATTATAAAAATAGACATATAGAAAGGTGGGCGCACATAAATGTTTGCGTTTAAGAATATGGCTAGCAACACGGTTGACCCGGTTGCTGAAGTTGAAGTAGCACATGATGGTCTGGCACTGGCAGTGCATGAATCGTTCGTTGAAATCGAAGGTGTCAATGGTACGCTGCCGGTTGCTATGAGCAACGTGTATGAGATGTGGGCGATGGATGACACGCGCACGGTTGAAGAGAAGCAGAGTGTCATGGAAGGTGTTCTGTCCGATGCTGGCACCAAAATCAAGAACTTCTTCAAGAAACTTGCTGAGAAGATCAAGGCATGGTGGAAGAGCGTCGTGAAGTATTTCCAGACGATCTTCTCCTCCAACAAGAACTTCCTTGACAAATACGGCGACGAGCTCCGCGGCAAAGACACGAGCGACTTCTCCTATGAGGGTCACAAGTGGAATCCGAAAACGGCTGGTGACATGCTTGAGAAAGCTGTCAAGTTCGCAGCAGGCTTCAACCTCTCCCTCGACGGTCAGCTCAAACTGACGGATGAGAAGAAGAAAATCGACAGCGCACTCGGCGCTAAGAGCCCGAGCGATTTCTGCACGAAACTGCGCAAAGAAGCAGGTGCTGAGCGCAAGAGCACGATCAAGAATTTCTCCGGCGTTGCAAGCGTTGGTGAGATGATTGATTATGTTTCTGATGGCGGCAACAAGGACATCGAGCGTCTGGAAGAGGTTTCTTCGCAGATGAGCGCTGCTCTTGACAAACGCGGCGATGAGATCGCTGATGCTATGGAGAAGGTAAAGGACGATGTCAACAAGACTGCCAATTACCGTGTTCTCCTCGGCGCTACGAAGTATGCGTTCTCCTATGCAACTCAGGCTCTGAGCGCTGCAAAATCGCTGTATGCTCAGTGCATCAGTGAATATAGCGGCGTTCTGCGCTCCCTGGCTCGTCACACCTCCAAGGAGGAAAAGGAAGCTAAGAAGCGCGTTACGGAAAGCGCTGACCTTCTGAGCGTTTGGGGCGGCGAATTCTAATCGTTGCCTTTCGGCATAGTAAAGAGAGTCTTCGGACTCTCTTTATTTCCGCTTTTTAACAGATTTCGTACCGAGAGCACATACATATAAAACCTAACTGAAAGGAATGATTAATTTGATATTCACTGGGAGTGGAACTAACCGTAAGTCGTTGTTTACCCCTGAAGTGGGTTTCTCTCAGGCTATGGCTATAGAGGAAATGTTTCAGGGCTCCGATGAAACGGTTCAGAAAGTAATGGCTGAATCTTTCTGTGCAGTATACCATGGTATGTGTGCTGAAGATAGAGCTATTGTACAAGAAGGTCTTGGCGATATGGCTAAGAGCGTCTATAACTTCTTCAAGAATTTGCTGAAGAAGTTCATCAACTTCGTTAAGAATACCTTCAACTATCTCGCTTCATACGTTGGTGATTTCGAGAAGTTCATCAACAAGTATAAGGATAACATGACGAAATTCAAACCGTTTGAGGTTTCTGGTTATTCTTATACCATCGACACGAGTAAGATTGATCGCTTTGGTATCGATAAGCTCGTCAACGTTTACAACACGAACGTTGGCAAGGTTACTCAGATGGGTGGCGATGAGTTTGCTGAGTTCCTGAAGAAGGAACTGAATAAGGATAAGATCGCTGAGATGCGCGGCAAAGTCCTTGGTATGGATAAATCCATCCGTGAGTCTCGCTATGACGAAGAACTCAAGAAGAGATACCGTGACGGTAAATCTTCCAAGCACAATATCAAAGTCGATAGCACTTATGTGAGCAACATCATCGGCGAGTACAAGACTCTGAAAGAGGCAATCGATGAACTCAAAGATGAAGCTAACAACGTTGAAGCTACTATCAACGACTTCGCTGACTTCTTCAAGAGCATGCCACAGTATGAATATTCAGATGGTGGCTCTAAACGTATGAAGAAGCATCGTATCTCCGATGGTGGCGACCATGGTGACATCAAAGATGATGGTGATGAGGATTACAGCAATGATTCTTACCGTCGCCTGGTTGCTTACTACAACTTCTGCTTCAAGGTATCTAAGGAAGTTCTCGGTGCATACACCAAGGCATACAACGCTAAGATTGGTGCCATTAAGGAAGCTCTTAGCTTCTATCGTGGTGTAATTCGTTCTGCTCTTTCTCCGTTCGCTTCAAAAGAGAAAGATGATGCAGTCAAAGAATCCCTTATCATTACCGATATGGAAGGTGTAAGTGGTTCCGGTGAAGATTACGCCGCAACTATGGAAGGCGCTTCTCAGGAGATCGCTTTTGAGGAATACTGTGGTAAGTTCAATGAGTATATGCTCGAAACGAAAATCTTCGGTGATGCATTCCTCTTTGGTCGTACTGTGGTAACCGAGGATGTTACTATTAATCACGATAAAGACGACCAGGGCATCTTCGCTAAGATTGTCGAGTTCATCAAGAAAGTGATTAGTAAGTTCATCGAAAAAGGTAAGAGTCTCTTCAAGAGTAACACTAAGTGGTTTGAAGAGAACGCCCATCGTTTCGATAACATCACCGATGAGCAGTATAACAAGATGAAAATAACCATGATTCCTTATGAGAACACTAAGGGCTATGCTGTTATGAAGCCGAAGATTCGGGATAACGATGACCGCCTCAAGAACGCCAAGGATGAGATGGAAATCCACAAACTGATGTATCCGGATCTCATCAACAATAGCCAATCTCGCGATATTGTTGAGGGTGCGAAGAAGTTCTACCGTGGTGGCTCGAACGATGTCAAAGAATATACGGGCCCTGCCGTCAAAGCACACGTTGATGGCATGATTCGGTTCTGTCAAGAATATAACGCTACCATCAACCGTCTCCAAGATGAGAGCGAGCAGATAACTAAATCTATCGAAAAGGCGCAGGACCAAATCTCTAAAGTGGTTAATGAATCTGCGTATTCTCTGGTTGAAGGTTGTCTGCTCAGCGATACTGTGTTCGATGCTATGTCTTTCGTTAACACGAACGGTGAAATCGTGCTCGAAAAATCTCAAAAGAATACCGGTGGTGCTGATAAAGAAGATAAGCCTAATCTCAAACCGAACGTCACGATGGTTGATGGTAAGGGTAATGTCACCAATCCTACCGAGAAGGCTAAAACGCCCGAGGAACAGGAACGTGATGCCAAGAAATCCAAAGTCAATGGCGCTACCAACGTAAGAATTTACTATAGCACTATGGCTAAGGTTCTCACTTGCGCCATGACTGTTTGCGAGGAGCGCTACCATGCAAACCTCAGCACTCTGAAGTCTATTCTTGGTACGGTTGGCGCCATAGACAAGAAACCTGAAGAGGCAAAAAAATAAAAAGTGAAAAAAATAAGACTAGGATAAATTCCTAGTCTTATTTAACGCCTTTATTTGGAAACGGGTCTCGTCAAATACTTTCGTCTGAAGCATGAGAATAGAGGAAACCCGAGGAACGTAGGTTTTGTCTTGCGTTTCTTTGGATACATCTTCTCCATTCTTTCTGCTAAGACTTCTCGCATAGTTTTTCTTTTGCACATATTAGATACCGAGGCCTTTCTTCTTTCCGCCACCGAGAGTATTCTTAACGTCGACCTTCGGAGATACCACATTATCGACAGATGCCTTGACTGCGGCACTGATGTCTGTCTTCTTAACGAAGTATCCATTAACGTCCAGATTGAAACCATCGCCGTTACGAGAGAAGATGTAATCCATCTTAGTCGGTCTATAATAACCACTGTACTTACCGTAGAGCTTACTATCAACCCAGTCGATAAGGAATTCCTTATTCGGAGTCAACGCAAACATCATAACGTCACTGAAACGGATAAGAACCTTGCAGTTATTTTCGGAAACACTTGATGCATATTGTACCTTATTATAGTCATTATCATCAGTGTTATAGTCGACTCTCGTATTACCAGACCCTGTCTGTTCGCCAGTTCCACCGATGGTAGAAGAACTGTTTTTACTAGAATTGATTCTAGTAAGGTTGTTGCCGTATATCTGGTCGGCAAACACTGAATCTGACTCGATATGTACCTGGTAAGGGTCTGCATAAATGTGATACTCTTTACGTTCATCACAGACATAAGTACCCGGCACTTTAGCCTCAGCGGCTTTAGTTGGGTGAATACTGATGATAGTCGTCGGATACTCACCTTTATCGCAAGCATTCGGGTGACCGCTCTTATTGAGAACGTATACACATCTGGTATCGAAGAATCGAATGATACCAGAGCTATACAGACCGTACTGGTCATTCAACCAATCGAACAGCTTAAGCATATTCATTGGAGGAATGATTACCTGACTTACAGCTCCACCATTATCAGGAGGGGACATCAGTATTGCATCGAAGCCGTTATCGGAAAGAGCCTTGACTGTGATGTCTCTGAGGTTAGCGCCCTGATATACAGCATTGATAACGTTCTTACTGTTATTCAGGTCTTTCTCCACATACAGGTAGTATTGAGCCATCTCTGTACTATCAGGTTCCAAGTTGTTCAAAGACAAGTCGGAACGTTGACCTGCTGCACGTTTGAGCTCCTCTGCCGTCTGGTCATACAACTCTTCATCCATGAATGGGAGAGAGTCGGAGATAAGAGGAATGAATAAAGCGTTGAACTCATCGATGCTGGCGAGAATCTGACCATTTGTATCGATTTCATCACCCTGTAATCTGATACGGAACTTAACCTTGTCCTTATTGAAGATAAGGTACTGTTTCAGTTTCGGGTTGATTACACAGCTTATGGTGAAAATCGGGTAAAAATAATTATCGAAGTCTTTTTCGATATGCATCTCTCTGATGCAACCAGGAGCCATAGTAACAGGTTCTGGTAAATCATCACAGAGAATCTGGAATGTTTCTATATGATAGCGGTAATATTTGTGAACAAAGACGGGGGTTTTCTTCTCCCCGCCGTTGTTCTCATTACCGCCCTGATCGCTATTGCTATTGCTGTTAGCATCGGGCATTTAGATAACCTCCTTTAGAATAGATTACGTTTCTTCGGATGGTACTGGTTCAACTCAACGACTTGCAATGGACACTCTTGGAAGTGTTTCTTGTTAATCAATTTGAGAGACTCCGAATCGAAACGGTCTTTGAGCTGTTGCTCTATGACAGTCTTCTGAGATGGAGAAACCATCGAGAGCTGTCTGTCTAAATCGATACACATATAGTTCTTCACTACACGAGTACGATTACCGGATGGGTTGAGCGGGTCTTCTTTGATAGCTACAGCCAACTCTTCGAAGCTAACGTATTCATCCTCACCGATATCCAGTTTCTTGAATAACTTATTGATACCTTTATAGATGCTATTGAAGGAAGTTCCTTTTACCTTCTCCAAGCTACGGCGTTTATCCCCACACGTGGAGAGAATGAACGGGAGCAAGTAAGACGGTAACTTATCTTCTACCTTCAACTCACCTTTATCTCTAAAGAATTCATATACGTTATTCGCAGTAAGAACTCTGCTCTCATCACCCATAGGAGCAATGACTAAGAAGTTCTTATTCACATACTGCATATCGTAAGGGTCTGTGCTAACTATAAAGTTAAGCTGACCATCAATCATCTTATCTTCTACCATGATGAGAGGGATAAGAGACGACTCCACTCTATCGCTGGAGACAAAATAGATATTTTCCAGATAGTCGGTGATTGTTTCAATAGCGTTAAGTACAGAACGCATAACGCCATTAATCAATTCATAGTTCGGGTTCTGTGTGTAACTGTACACATACTTCTCCCGATACTTGGATACATGAATGCTGTTATTCTGTTCACCGTATTTGGAGAACTCATTCATGTAGAAAACGATGTTGGAACGTATTCTATTCTTCGCAAAGAATAACCGATAGTGTGCCGCGAGGTTAATGACGTTAGAGATGATACTCATATGGAACGCACGAATTTCATCCTTGGTCATTACTACCAGAGCTTCCTCGGTATACTTATTGTGGAACTTATTGAAGATAGCTTCCACGTTGATGAATACATTTACACGGTCGATAGCCTCTTTAACTTCAATATCTCTGAAGAGTATTTCCATCTTAGAGAACTTGACCTTGTGTAAGTTAAATAAGGCATCGATGTTAATCAAAGAAACCACCCTCTGAAGATGTTCTAGCTTCACGCTTTGCTACTTCCTCTTTAATAGCTTCAAGGTCACCATACCCGAGCTTGAGGAGAGCAACAGCCACGTTGTCCCATTCTTCATCGAGGAGACCAATACCGTTGGAAACGCGTTCCTGATCGATATTGAGTCGACGGAGGTTCAGCTTTGCGGGCTGTCCGTTGAAAGCAACAGTAGCGAGGAACACACCCCAACCACCTTTACCTTCGCTAATTGTATCTTTTACTTCTTCAATGTTAGATGTGATTTCCATTTTATATCCTCCTTAGTTATAGGAAAAAAATATGGGCGATAAGCATTACACTTATCGCCCACACCCTTTTAGTCAGCCTTAGTCTACGTCGAGGGACTTGATGATATCGCCAAAGTCCATTTCGCTCTCAACCGGACGGCGAGTGCGAGCTACGGTGTAGATGTAGTTACCATCCTTGCCGTATTTGATGCCGAGCAGAGACACATTGAACTCGTTGTCGTCGTTAAACAGGTTCATCAGCACGCGGCTCATATCGAGCTCGATAACAAGAACCTTCTTGTCGTTCTTGTATGCCGTTACGCGCGGGAAGCCCTTGTCGTTCAGACGAGCAAACGGACGTACCAACTGCATCAGCTTACCATCGAGACGGATGCCGACGTTGTTGCGACCACCACCGAGCAACTGCTCAACGCGGTCATTGCGAGTAGCGCCACCTTCCTTGATGTTGCCTTTGCGCGGAAGCACGAAGTACATCTTCGGAGCAGTGTCGTCTTCAGTGCGCTGATTTACGAAGACGATATTGTGGTAGCCGTGGCTCTTGAAGTATTCCACGAAGTAGCTACGCATTGCGCGGGTGCTGACTTCAAAGCCCATCATTGCAGGCTGTGCACCCATGCGGTTGTAACCGAGACGAGCGGCGCCGTCGTCAAACTTCAGTTTGCGTACAATGTTCTGCTGCTGTTCACGGTTCTGTCCATTCTGCGGACGGTTGTTCTGAGTGTTTTCCTTTTTCTGGTTTCCAATTACAATCGTTTCTGCCATTTGAAATGACCTCCTATAATGAAATAAATTTGATATCAAGGAACATAGATTTGCGATATCTATATCCTTTAACTCACTCATAATATATATTTGTTTTCGGCTTATTATTTTTTGCCCGAAAACAGATACCGCGATTACTCGCGGTATCCCTTAAGACTGGTAATCCTAATCGTATTACCAACTTTTAACAAGACTGGGCAGATGACTACGTCGCTCAAATCCGTACCATCAGGGTACGATACATCCGCGGCGAGTATCTTTTGAGTGCAGACGATATCCAAGAGTAACATACATTCTTTAGTACCATCTATAGAAATGACAGTCCTACTGCCACTACGTTCAGTCTCATATTTAGATATCAGATCTCTTATGAATTTGATATCATAGTTGCGACCAGTACACTTATTGAGATTCTCCAGAATGGAGTCTAGCTCGAAAGGCACCAAGGTTTTGTTTTCTTTGAAAGCAGTTTCCATGACATACCTTCCTTTCTGGATCGTTACCGAGCAATCTTAGCCCGGTTACGATACATAAGGTCTTGAACCTTTCCTGCCCATGCGTTGGAGGCAGGCTCATACATAGCATTGATGTCATATATGTTAGTTCTTCCACCATTGAAATAGTGCTTCCGAATGAGGCGTCCAAAGTACGCAACGCAATCTGCTTTGGTACCGAAAGACATGCCTCCGTTATAAGGGTCAAGTCCAAAGATATTATTCTGAGCTCTTGCCAAATAACTCGTCCCATTTCCAGACTCAAGCTGTGCTACACTGATAGCAAAGATAGCATTCACCTGATTGTTTTCTTCAATCGCTTTGAAAGCCGACCCAAGACCAGCAAGTCCAGTTCCCTTAACCATGTGGTTAAGTTCATCTACTGTACAACCGGAAGGGGACGTAATAGAGAGTGAAATGTCTGCTTTTCTGAATCCTGCAACCTTAGCTTTCTCTATACCAAGGATGCCCTCACTCTCAATTTGAGATTTGATTGATTTATAATAATCCTTATCCCAATACTGTACGTTAACAAGTTCCTTGTCAATGTACGCGTTCTCACCAATCTTATAGAACTTATTGTTGTATAATACTGGCTCAGTCGTATATGTGCAATACGGGCTAATTTCGGTCTTTGTGACATCGCTCCCGTCTTGCGGTTTAGAAACATAGTACGGATTAGTATTGGTGTTCTTCGGAATAACTGTTCCAGTTATTTCTTCAACACCGACACGTTTCAGAAAATCGTTGTGGACGTATCCCCGTACTTCAGGAACATAAGCCCAGTCAGAGTTCTCTGACACCTGTGCGGTCACAGACACACCCTTGTCGAGAGTGCCCATCACTTGTGCTTCCGCAGAAGCGTCCTTGCGGACATTAACCTCAGATGAGGTTACATAAATTTTTGCACCTGTGTCCGTCGTTTGGTTGGGTACAGCAACCTGTTCGCTCATTGCATAATGAGCAAAAGCCGCCGTATCTTCACCATTGCCGGATTTGAAATAGTTAAGCGAAATTCCGGCTATGGTTAGCGCTACGCCTAGGAAGAATGGAATCACCACCATATTCATGAGGCGATTTTTCATCTTGCTGGTAGTCTTCGTTTCCATAGTCATTTTTTGTTCACTCCTTCTTAGTGTATTTATATCCTTGTTCTCTGAGAGTATTTTTCAACCCCTTTCTCGTGTAAGCACTATAAGCATACGCAATAATAATATATACCTCATTATCGTGATAGATTTATCGCCCGAAACAACTTATTAACTTAATAGGAAAAGGTGGTGTGATAATGGGCGCGTTTATAGATGATAAGAACCTTATAAACGACAACGCTGCCGCGTTTGCGAAGCGAGTTAAATCACAATACTCTATCTTTTCGGATAAGACCCCTACATTCTGTTACTACTTCCATGTAAACAGTATTCAGTCTACGAAAGATAGCGGTTTACAAAACGTTGAGAAACTCACTGGTAAGGATGCGGCCACGAAGTACGACCTTATCAAAGACCTTCCGTTGTACGGCATAGAACAAATCGCTTTATCGTTGGAAGATAGCGATGAAGTTGGTTATAACACCGACTTCGATGGTGAAGCCATATTGTTACCGTCTACCATTAAACCGGTTCCAGACGATTACTTTATGATTACCACGGTCGGTGAAAAATTCTTCTTCCGTGTAACTGAAGTTAATTATGACACGATAGTTAGTCATAATTTCTATAGGCTCTCATTTACGATTAAAGCCGCAGATGACGAGACCTATTATGCATCGTTCCTTGAGCAAGTTAGAGATACCTACAAAGCCAACTTCCGTAAGTATGGTACTGAAGAACAGTTCATACTGAAAGAAGCAGACTATGAACTTGGGGAGAATATCCTTGGTATCTATAACAAGGTTGCTGAGGAATACAAACGCCGTTTCTACAATGAGAAGTATAATGCTCTCATGGTTAGAGACCCAAATAGTCCTTCCATGATTTACGATGCGTTTGTTAATTACTTCTGTAATAAACATCACATCCTTGCTAAAGATTGGAATAGTCTGTATAACATCATGCTCTACATCGAATGTAGAGATGACTTCCTGGACGCGTATATGGATAACTCCATCTTCGGAATGGTTCCTGATAAGGACAAGGAGATGTTAGAGTCCGATACGCACTGGAAGTATTGTTATAAGATACCTACGATTTCCGACTCCATCTTCAAGTATTATGGAGACTATACGGTTCGTGGTATCATGTTAGACCCCTCCGACACAAATATGTTTGGTGGGGAAAATTATTGTCCTTTACCTGAGAAACTCATGGATATGATTCATAACAAGAAATATGAGACTGGTAATATTCTCTATGACGTTATCTCTGCATGGTTTAATGATAACATCCATATGATTGGTGTACTCATTAAACGGTACGAGGAACGTAAGGGACGGTACAAGTTCGTCACATCTTATGAGAATTTGATTCTGGTTCCCATCTTCTTGTATATCCTTTACGAGTTCCGAGGGACTGTAGTAAATAAAAAGGATAATGTGAAGACAACTGATTAAAAAAGAATGGAGGAATACGCAAATGCTTAAGACTATGCGTGAAGAACTCAATTCGGCAAAACTGGACACGGCAATGGAATCCATGATTGTGGAAGCCGGCGACCGTGCCATTTGCCGTGATACTATCCTGGAAGCTTGTGGTGATGTTGAACCGACCGGTGACGATCCGGAAATGGAGCGCATCATTGCTACTATCCCGGAGACCGAAATCGATGACGCTGATGTGCTCACCGAGTCCGGTGCTACGGTAAAAAATGAAGTTGGTGAGGATGAAAAGATGTCCGATGATGAAATTCTCGAGCACTTCATCCCCGATACTGAGGAGGAGTAACAAATCATGATTGAACTGATTAACGAAACCGTTGATGAGAAAATTGTCAACATTCCTTGGACTGGTCCGATTCTGCCGATGGGTGGCATCTATGGCCCGATTCTTCAGCGTCGCATGACGGTGCATGAAATCTCTACGCTGCTTCAGAAGAAATACCCGGTTCATGAAATCCTGAACGATGGTACGGAAGTTAAGCTGACGATGGCCAACTATGACCAGGACCTGAACGGTGACGGTGGCGCTGCTGCTCGCGAAGTAAAACAGCCGAACCTCAACATCAAGAACGTTCCGACCAAAGAGGAACGTGAAGAGGCTGAACTCGAAGCTCAGATCGCTCGCGAGGAAAAGGAAGCTGCTGAAAAGAAGGCCGCTGAGGAAGCTGCCAAAGTCGTAACGACGACTCCTGTACAGGCAACGCCGGTTCAGGACAACAACAATCAGAAGAACAACAACAATGGCAAGAACGGTAAGAAGAACCGTCCCATGGTTGATGACCTGACTGCAAAAAAATAATCCCCTTTCGGGGATTATCCGAGAGCATAGCTTTTACGCTATGCTCTCTTTGTCACTTTCTTCTCAGTCACCGTAAGTATCGAAATCCCACATTTACGGTCACCTCCCTTGCTATGTATTTTGCTGTGAATGAAGTGTGATTTATTCTACATATTCGTGCACGTATTCCACGATGATATTTTCGGGCTCATCGGTGGTTTCTAACCACTCGATTATACACCATTTGAATTCTTCGATGGTGAGCGGGGTGCTCATTCTCTGGAATTCGAACCCGTGCTCGTGGCGGCAGAAATGATGTTCTGCGTGACGAGCAAACTCGCGAGCGTCAACCTGCTCGCGGTCTTTAGCGTACATGACGCTGAAATACAGGTCGTGTTCACTCTGCTTGCGGAAGATGATATCGCGAGTCGGTTTAACCGCATCGTTCATTGCGCACCCGGAAATCGTGTAAATCATACCGTTTACATTCTTAACATTAAATACCATTTTCTTTTCCTCCTTAAAATAAGGGCGCAGGAACATAGCCTGCGCCTCTCTCTGTTAACTATGGGTACATGTGGATTACATCGCTTCAATGAAGCTGAGTAACTTACCGCATAGTTCGGAAGCGCCACCTTCCGTTCGGTTTATGACGTGCATGGTGTAATAATCGTTTTCGATTATTACATCAGCCATATCACCCAACATGGCATCGCGAGCGTTGACGAAGAATTCCTTCTTCGTATCGTCACTCCAAACGTTCCCACCATGTAGGGTGGTGGAAATACGGTTATCGTTGACATCGGCAATAGTCATCATCACGCTACTATTGTCATCTTCGTTAATACGGCGCAGATGGAAAAATCCCATCTGATTATTAAGAGCCACCTTTTCAACATCGCTGATGCTGAGGTGCTCGTCGCAGGGAACCGGCAGAACGGCCTCGCCGTTCTTCTCGACAATCATGTTATCGACGATGGTGAATTCATCATCATTGAAGGTTTCAACCTTCATAGTAAAGTTAGAATCGAGATGGATGCGTTTGATTTCTTCATAATTCAACATAGTGGTTTCCCTCCTCAGGAACATAGGTATTCTGCCATATGCAGACTATACCTGCAATCAAATATCGAGTATAATGATATTTCTATCCTTATACACGGAAATAATATGTATTCGATATAGCTAGTTTTTACACTTTTTGAAAAAGGCGAAAATGTAGGTATAACCTAGATGGTTATACCTACTTATTTACGACTTGAATTTAGTCATACTGAAGAGAGTCTGTACCGTCTCGTTGGTAGTGACACGGAGGCCCTTACCTGATAAGCTGATAATATTCTTCTTAGACTTAAGAATTCTCTCAGCTTCCTTATTGGCACTCTGACTAAACACACCCTTGATTGAGACCTGGTCACCCAGGTATGTTCGCGCGGGTCGTTAATCCACGCAGTTCTCTTATGAACTTCTATATGTCTCCATATAAGCTCAGACTATATCTTTGCTCCATAATTAAATGGAGTTCGGTTTTTCGATTTAAGGGGTTCTCACCCACTCACTTGAGCCCTACTCCTATAGCCGAATTCCGCGGCGCCATTTGGATAGTCGTTGAACGTTCCCCTTTCGGGGCTTCGCTGCTGATTTTCTCTATTCTGTCGATTGTCACACTTTGGTACGACAGACCTAACGAGTGCATCCCAGCAATTAGCCGATTGGCGAATTGAGCATTACTGCACAAAACTGACAGTGTTGTCTATCATAGTCGCCCCCAATTACCTTAAGGTAAACATTTTGGAAGCGCAAGGTATCAATGAACTCCGAAGCTACTTCACTCTTCGGTAAGTTCGGATTGATAATTGGGTAGTGTTTATACACCTTACCGTGAATCTCTACAGGCATAGTGTTGTGAGTGCTAGATACATGAATGCCGATTGGGAATACGCCCAGATAGTCAGTCATGGGGTAACGTGTGATATACACGTATTTATCCGAGCACACATCTACAGCCGCCATAAAGAACAAGTCGGTTAGAGTCATATGTCTGTTAGAGATAGCGGTTCCCGGAGTCTTGATATCATCGGAAGCGTTGAGAGCTTTACCGCTAAATACCATATAACGAGGGTTCTTATCCATATCCTCCGTGGGGAGAATAATCTTATCGAATCGACCATCATATGAGAATATGAAATGGTCAAGCATCTTCTTGATGCGTTCCTCGTTATAGTAACCCATCGGGTCTTTGAGCTTGATATACTCAAGCTCACCAGTTTTCTTATTCTTAACTGGGTATTTATCAGCACCCACTTCCAGTTCTCTACGGAAGAAGTTCTTTACCCAACCAAGAATGAATGGTGTGAATAATGAACAGCAGTTAGCAAGAGGAACACCTGCATGATAGAAATCAATATCGGTATCCTTGTAGCTGTTAACATTATACGTCGGGGTTGTGATAACCAGACGCGCACCATAGTCTACGGACTTACCAAGAAGGTTCTTACGGATAAGACCGTTCTTCTTCTCGATAAGACCTTTGTAGAAATTGTAAATCTCCACAAGGGTAGACTGAATCATGAACTGCCTATTGTACATCATAGTGATGAATGAGGAGTCCTGACGAACCATAGCAACGAGGCGAATCAAACGGGAGTACAGATTGTTTACCTCATGGTAAGAGATTTTACCAGAGCCACTATTCTGCAAATTAACATCACGAAACATAGCAGGAGACACAACCCAAGCTGTAGTGAACAGCTCATTCTTGGAATTGTTGTCAAAAAGCTCTATCCGTTCATTACGGATAGAGCTATTATTTTTCGCATATTTAATTTTGTCCCAGTTCTTGTAGATGAACTCAATACCACACTGGCCATTTTCGTCTTCGACCATGGTACCGTTCTTATCTATACGAACCTTGATTTGCCCCGAGATGATTCCATCGATTCGTCTATCCAATCGCTTCAAGTTCTTGTAAACTATCGGCTGGAGATAATGACCGCCGAGGTCAATGTAGCCATATTTCCGAGACCTATCCTTGGTAGTGTTACCAAAGATTTCTGTAGAGAGCAGACCGTCCGGTGTAGGAACATGTCCTCTGTCCATAGTCACGGGGTTACTTACCTCGCCAACCATCGTTGGATTAACCTTTACGAATTTTGATACATCTGCGAGAGCAATCTGCAACTTAGCTCACCCTTTCTATTTCAATTATGATGGTGTCCTCCGATTTAACCTCGGTATGGATATTGTGGGAACCACCAAAATATCCTTCAAGGAAATCGGTAATCTTTTCAGATAACGTACCATCGATTGTGATAGATGAGAGCGTTGCAGAAACAGCAAATTTTGGAGTATCAGTGGAAATACATTCGATATCAACTATATCATCTACAGCGTTAGCGTCATCCATTGCCCCATAGAGACCGCTATACTCAGCGAAGAATTTCTCCAATACTTCTTCAAAGAGGGTGCATTCTAAATCCGATGATTTAGTTAGTTTGGAAAATAATTCACATCTGTCCATGTTTGTCCAGCACCACCCGATACGATTAGTTATTTCTTAAGAATCTGATTGCGTATCGCTCTACGCTCTTGCTCTTTACGTTCTTTCTCTTGCCGCTCAGCTTCTTCCTTGTATCGTTTCATGCGAGCTTCTCGCAATACTTGGATAGTTCTGAACGGCAAGTCCATGAGAACGCCGGTCGAACCTATATCAGACTTGAATAACTCGAGAGTTTCCTCCAAGTACCGGATGTAGTCGTTTAGCCGTTGATCGTATGGCGCTGAACCTGAATAAAAAGCAATCTGTCGATTTCAACTTCAACGTCATTCTTGAACGGCTGGCCGCAGTGAGGGCAGACTACGTTTTCAGCCTTGAATCCATATTTGTACTGGTAATCCAGCACGTTGTCAGAGATAATCTGGCTCAGAACTTCGAGTTCATCATCGGTCATGTTGTAGATGATTTCAACGATGTTCTCGATGTCGGTGTACTGGTTGTATTCACCAGTTTCATCGTCGGCGAGCATGATGTTCTCAACGAACATACCAAGCTCGATAGCCGGCTGATACGTTGCTTTATCCTTGATTTCGGACATATCAATGCGCTTCGTAACGTTTTCAGCGGCCGTGTAGATGGTCGGGCAATGAACCGTTACGATGATGCGCTGGTCTTCATCAAGAGCAAACGTCTTGCTGTTGTAGATAGGAGCATCCTGAGCCGCAGTGTTTGCATCTTCGATGGTGTACTGGTGCTCATAGATGTTCTGGGCCGCCGTACGGAGCTTCTCGGAGATATCCTTCGTGAGGATGAGCTCGGTGTTCTTGTACTTGTAGGTGAACTGGTTCGGTACTTCGATAACCTTGCCTTCAGCGTCCTTTTCTTTATGAACGCATTTCGGGTTTGCACAGTTCAGGACGATTTCCTCTTCGTCCGGGTAGGTTGCACGAATCAGCGCATAGACCATAACGTTCAGGTCATTGACAGCCGTCTTCTTGCAGAAATCATCGAAGGATTCGAACTCGCCGATGGAAGCCTCTTTCAGCTTTTCATAGATGAGGGAAGCCTTCTGCATGAGCGCTTCGGTGCTGTTCTTAGCGTTGGCGTTGATGGTAATCAGGTTGATGACCTCCAGAGAGGACATGTTACGCATCTTACCGAGGTAGCCGGAAGCAGCGGCAACGAAGGATGCATACTGACGATCGAAAGTCTTCTGAATGAGCGTCTTAGCCTTCAGAGCTTTCGGTTTGTTTACCTTGAGCGATGCCAGCTTCTTCGTGTCGATTTCGACAACGTTGATTTTCTTAGCGACGCTCATCTTCTCTTTTTCTTCAGCGGTGAACTCAACGGAGCTCATGCCCGTCTTGTCCATCAGAACCTCTACCGTGAGGTCCGGGGTCTTTACGACCTCGCCTTTGGCAGCGCTAACCTTCTTAGCGATGTCAATCATCTGGTCCATTTCCTGCATGGTCTTGGCAACGTTTTCCTGCGTTTCGCCAGCCATCGGACCAACTTTGATGCCATCTTCCGGCTTTTTAGCATTGGGGTCCTCTTCGATGATGATACCGCCACCAAGCTCTTCCTTGGTCGGCTCGGCCTTTACATCCGGAGCAGCGGTTTCAGCAATCGTTTTCGGAGCAGCGGGAACCGGAGCGGCTTCAGCCTTAGTATCATCGCCAAAGTCGAATACAGAATCACCAGCAGGCTCTTCTTTCTTCGGCTCTTCAGCTTTAGCAGTCTCAACGTTCTGAGCCTGCGATTTCAACTGGTCCAACGAGATGTTGTCCAGAGCGTTTTCACCATTTTCAATTTTCTCTTCAGACATTCTAAAAGTCCTCCTTATGTAGTAAACTCAACTTTGTAATTGATGAGCGACTTACTGTTTGTAGTGAGAGCAACAGATATTGTTTTCTCAGCCTCTAACTTAAAATCCAGAATAAGTACGTACTCACCTTTATACTGTGTAGAGTAGATAGTTAAATCCTGTAACCCTACATCAGGGCAGTACGTCTTTATCTGTTCGGTTATATCCTGCTTCAATTTACCTCCAGTTATGACATCAAGATTCTTGTACCGAACGGCACGAGAAATATCGACGCCAACGTTTGGCATACTAGGGAAATCCCCTGGTCGCAGGAATAACAGCATCAAAATCTGCTTAGCAGAACTCTGAGCTTCGGTTAGATACTTCTGCTCTCCAAAGCCATCTACATCGAAGTCGAGTTCCTTGAGAACGGATTTCGCCGTTCCAGAAATGACCTTGGTAGCCAATAATATCACTCCTTTATTTTAATAAAGAGTTTCGGTAGTTAATAATAATAGGACAGGGATATAATAGATATACCAAGAAAGGACTGATTCTCAGATGAAATATAAGAAATGTCCGTTCTGTGGAGAGAAGGTTAGTGGTGACAAATCCGCATTGATTGCTCATGTGGATAAGTACCATGAAGACGAAATACCTGAGGGGAAAAGCGCTGGTGAAGCTCTCTATCTTGAAGAGCATGGTGGTAAACCGCGTAAGTGCATGATGTGCTCCAACCCCACTTCATGGAATACTGGCACTAACAAGTACAACGCTTTCTGTAGCGAAACCTGCAAGAAGAAGTACGTTACTATGGTTAGAGCTCGTATGAAGAAGAAGTACGGTAAAGAGAACCTTCTGAACGACCCAGAACAGCAGAAGAAAATGCTTGCCAATAGAAGTATCTCTGGTGAGTATCTCCATTCCGATGGTGGTCGTTGGCGGTATACTGGTAGTTATGAGCTCGACTTCTGTCGAGTAAATGACGCCTTCCTCAACATTCCATCTATGGATATTCTGATGCCATCTCCCAACGTCTATGAGTATGAATACAAAGGTGAGAAGAAATTCTACTTCCCTGATGCGTTCATACCTTCTATTGGTCTCGAAATCGAGATTAAAGACGGTGGGGATAATCCGAATATGCACCATAAGATTCAAGATGTTGATAAGGTCAAGGAACACGCCAAAGATGCTGTTCTCTCTAAACAGCATAACTTCCATTATGTGAAGATTGTCAATAAGGATTATTCGGGTTACTTCAACCTGTTAAAGCGTATCCGTAACGATGAGCTTACACCGATGGAAGAGAAGAGAAAAGTAAAAGTAATACCGGAGTGATAAACAATGAATTTCGATTTCCAGAAAATGCAAGCAATTAATGTGCTTAACGATGATACTCTGGAAGCAACCATCGAATCAAACATTGCTGACACCGAGGCATACTTAATGAATGTATGTTACGAATATGGTATCTCATATGAAGGTACCTATATGGATGATTATAATTACCCTCTGCTTTTAACAGAGGGTATTTTGTCCAGCGCTCTTTCAATTATCCGCCGTGCTGTAAAAGCGGCGGTTAAGTTCTTGGTGAACTTATGGAAGAAACTCGTGTCGTTCGTTAAGGCGTGCTTTAGAGCAATCATGAAAATGTTTGGTTTTGGTGGCAACAAAGCTTCCTTTAGCTCCCCTGTGGAGTTCTCCCTCATTACTCTTGAGGGTGCATATGTAAGTAAGCAGTCTGCCAAAGACTTCAAAGAGATGAAGAAGATTGCTGAGCTCAATATCAAAGCTATTTCTGCTGAGATTAAAGAGCGTAGCAGAGAGCAGATTGAATACACTGAGCAACTCAATAAGCTCAAACCTGTAAAAGAAGGTCGAGAGCTCCGCGGTCGTGACCATTCTCTGTTTAACCAAGAGGTTAGTGACCGTATGGATGCTATTGCGGCTAATAACCCAGCACTCAAACAGCAGATTGATGCCGCTGCCGCTGCTGACCCGTATCAAGACCAGATGGGTGGTCTTCACCGTGATATGATTGATACAATGCGTAGTGGCGGTACTAAGTATTTCGCTCTTGAAAAAGAGAAAGCTCTGCTTGATTCACAGAACATCGTTGAGGAATACAATCAATGGTTGAACTGTGAGTTTAAGAAGATGATTGGTGATGGTGCCGCCGCTCTTGGAGCACCGAATCTCGATGAAGGTCGCAAAATGACCGGTGAGTCTGCTGTCAATACGGGCATCATTAGAGCGGTAGCTGGTTCATATTATGCTATGCAAAGCTTCGGATATAGCGATGAAGAAATCATGGCATACATCAGAGGCGCTATGGTTGATGTACCAGAAGACCCTGAAGTTGTACGTACGATGATTAAGCTACGTATCAACTACAACCGTCACACATGTGACCTCTTAGAAAGAATGCTCAAATTGAACTTCAAAGTTCTCGGCTATAGTAAAGAAGATGCGATGGAGCTTATCAAAGCGCTTCGTACTCAGGATGCTAAAGCCGTCGAGAAAATTCGTTCGCGTCTCGCAACGAATATTGGTAACTATTTGAGTCCTGGAGTGCTCGACTTAACTCCCCTTGGTGGTGCAGTGATGTACTTCACCAAAGATGACTTGGGTGACATACGTTCATATGTCACCAGCGATGATGGTGCACACTTCATGAATTACTTCTTCAGATACGATTGTATCTTGTTTGCTCATGGTGGTACGCAGAAACTGCGAACTGATGAGCAAAAAGAGGCTAGTGAAGCTAATAGTCGTGCCAGAATCCGTTTCTTTACATTCTGTAAGCAGATGGCCCAGAAGTATCATGTTCGGTTAAAGACTGAAGATGGTGAAACTTTCGACCCATCAAAGCATACGTTTGGGGATATAGAAGATATCTGGTATAACGATATACTCCCTCAACTTTCCATCGAGGAGCATAGCAAATGTGACGCGTTGGATAAAGCTTGGGGTGAGGCTAATCGTAAAGCCAATAGCTATCCGAATGAAGGTAAAGAAACATGGATATGCCAGCCTATTTCTGTAGCTGGTAATTCACCTTGCCATGATGTGAATAAATGCGTGAAATATGCCATCGAAGCTGGTTACAAACGGATACTGGTTGTTTCCTGTAATCCTGGTCACCATAGACTCGATAGCAAAATGATAAGGCGTGCTAAGGGAGTAATCGTACATTACGCTACGAGTAAACTCTTTGCATGAGAAAGGTGTGAATCTGTAAATGAGACTTACGTCTGCCGAACGAAAGAATCTCCCTGAAGAATGCTTCGGTATTCCAGAGACTCGTTCATACCCAATGCCAGACGCGGCTCATGTTCGTAAAGCTATTCAGTTCTTCGGCGATTGCCCGAAAGCTAAACGCGCTGAACTAGCTAAGAATATTAACCGTGCGGCTAAAGAATTCAAACTGAAAGTGGACTTGGATAAAACCAGTCCGTTCAAACCATATGCCGATACTGATATCGTTAAAGAAGGCGCCGAGGCCATCTTCGCCAACCCTGTACCACATGATGTTGCTGGCGCTATCAGTAAAAGCTCTCGTTATTTCCCCAACGGTGTTCCTGTAACAGAATCTGTCAATATGGCAGACGCCGATATTCAGGCTGGCACTAAGAAGCAGATTAGACATGCCATCAATCTGGCACTCCATAACTCTGCTAAGAACTTCCTTGATAAGAAGTATATGGGTGAAGCTGGTGCAGAAGACCGCACCACATTCCAAGACTTCGTCTACGACTCCGACCTCGATATCGCTTATGATGTCACTAGAGATTTCCTCTATGGTAAGAGCGTAGATGATCCTGATGTTGTTCGTAGAGTTGCTCTTATGCATGATAAGACCATTCTCTCTGACGCTATCATGTCTGGTACGCGTTGGGTCAAGAACCCCAAGTTCGTGCAGTTCTGCAAGAACGTTGCTGGTGGTATCGACAAGATTCAGTCTGCTCCTACAGACATCGAAACCTTGACGGCTAAAGCTATGGTTAGTGGTACACCTATCATGTTACCGACTAATGATGGTGGTATCGATGTCGCTCTGTTTAGAGACTGCTGTGGTATGCAGGACGAAGATTACAATGCTATCGACAGCTATAAGTTCGACTGCGTCGTTTTGGCCAAGCGTGCCAATAAGATAATCGCTAAGGCATTCCCGAATACGATTGTCAATAAGAACACCATCAAGCTTATCATCAACTCGTTGTATGAAGATAAGGTTATCGATGGCTTCATGAAAGTCGAAGATAACTACATCGTGAAGATGGGTCAGTCTCTGTACATCGATTGTCATCATGCTATGGGTAAAGATGTTGATGGTAACAATACTCATCTGAGTATGTTCGTTAAGGTAGGCGACACCTGTTCTCCAGATGTGTATCGTATGAAACTCATGAACATTCTTGACTCTAAGAAGCTCCCGAAGATTCCTATTCGGAAGATTACTCATAAGAGCAAGCATTGTTCGTTGGATTTCAGTGCGTGCACCGAAGGTGTGAATATCTCTGAAGATGGTGATATTACTATCAGTATCTCCAGACACAATACATACATGGATAGGTATGCTGCTTGTCATAGACTGCTTGCTATCGACGCCCGTAATCGCAACTATGATGGTATGAAACCAAATATCGCATATCTTGTAGCTATGGTTATGGATATCGAGGCTAAGTATGTAGGCAAGAAAAATGTTCCCCATGATGCTAAATATGACGACGCTATCAAAGCTCGTCAGTTCGCATGTGGTGACATCAAGCGTTACCTAGGAATGGTACAGAAGAACGAACCTCGTTTCGTATTTTCTAAATACTTCACCGATAACCACTACGATAAGAAGGTTTACAACATTCCCCGTCGTGCAATTATCGGTATCCGTACTCTTATCTCCACAATCCTCGGAGCATAAGAAAAAGAAAAAAAATAAAGGGTAGAGCATAACGCTCTACCCTTACAACCGCATTTTTATACGTGTGACATTAATCCGGTCCGCTGGAACTCCAATATCCTTTTCGCCTTCGTGACTGTTATACCAAACGTCAAGGGACTTGATGAGAGGTGATAGATCATACAACTGACGATGGTATTCTGGGGTTTTATCTCTATCTGAATAGAGGTTGATATGGAGATTTCCAATGAAGCCTAGTCTAATAATCCTACGTATGAATCCTTTGAATCCACTACCAGCTACTGCGCCGTAAATAGTGTGATTGTCCATGATTCCGTGGTTAATGTGATAATAACAACCAAGTATATCGAAGATTCCCTCTGCGACATTGAAGGTGATATCGTTTGACATGATATCGATGTCGTTCGGTATGATATACGATTTGGTTGAGGTCATATTTTTGTTTCCAAACACGGGATAGTTTACATAGCGCATGTTACCATCATCTTTGGTATTTCTGAAAATAATGTAACTACCATCAAGGGATAGAAATCCAACGTAGTTTCGTTCTATCACTTGGGCAGCCTTCGCAACCCGTGGGTTGAGCTGAAGACCATTTGTATCCAGAAAATCCATCAATGATGTCACGATTTTTAATTTCGGCACATCGCTAATATCAAGATTTACTCCGAGTCTGTTCCCAATATACTTAAGCTTGTCATCTGTCGCTTTGCAGAACCTACGGTATATTGGCACGACCGTGCGGGCAGAGGTCCCTATCAACTCATGACCTCGTCTCTGCCTCGACTTCGTGTGTGTATTACCTACTAACGCAAGGCGTTTTCGGCACGCTTTATTCCATTTTATTACGCCAGTTATAACCTCCAAATTGGTTACACCTAATGAGCGTAGAAAACTGGAACCGACCCAGCCCCCTTCATTGCAGAGGTGACAATAGTAGGAAACTGGTCTGTTTCCTTCTATGTTAACATAGCAATGGGTTCCGTTGGGGTGCTTTAATGAGTCGCCGCACAGAGGACAACGGACACGCACATGCGTGCGCGACGGTATCTCGTTGGCGTATGGTGTTCGTAAAAGCTCCTTCTTCGCTTTTACAAGTACGTCTAAATCCTGGGAGGTCATAGATACATTGCTATTCATATCCATCACCTCGACCTAATGCGTCGTGGCACGCTACATCATAGTATCGGAAGCAAAGAGGTACAGCCACCACGCTGTACCTCTTCTTTTCCGACGATTCAAGACTACGATGTTTGTTTACACAAACCATCCTTTCTTAAATGCAATCCACGAATTCCAGGAATTCATAAGACAACTTATCGTCGTCTAAAACGAGAATTTCACCCAGATGTTCATCCGCATCTGCGTCGCAAATTGTCCATTTACTGTTCAATAATCTACTGAGGAGGACTATCACAGGTGAGTCTTTCTCATTAGCTAACGATGGATATTTCTTTTCCATCAGCTTAATGTACTTAGGAGAAGTACACACCTTTTCCAAGAACTTCTGGTTTCTGATAACTCGGCTCGAAGTATGACCATTCGCGTTGGCAGAGCAAATCATGCTCATAAGTGGAAGGCCTCTAGCTTCCAACATTCGCTTCATTATGATTAAACAGAGGATATGCTGTCTACGTTTTAAGAGAGAGACATCTCTAAACCCTCCGAAATACTTGGCGAAAAAGTTTCGGAGTAAGTCTCCACCAATCCCGTTGAAATCATAATTTTCCTTATAGTAATCGATTTCCTCATCGGTAATATCGATTTTAATTTTGGACTGTAAGCGCCTGATAGTGTCGTTGATGTTGACTTGGCTGTACATGAGAGCAAACGAATCTACCTTCGTTGTGTACATCTCCAATTTGTCAAGACCGGAAAGACCCTCCGGCTCCTTCTCAGCGGTCACTTCATGGAAATCCATTTTAAGGTCTTCTTTCGAGTGGAAGATGAGCTGGTAACGCAGAACAACAGAGTTGAACGAGACTGTGTTACCTGAGAAACGATAATTGAACACGGTATCCGTAATTATATTCTTATGGAAGAGATCGTCGATGAATGTCTCGGTTGACGACCCAATAGCCTCATGCTTGCTATAGATGCTCCTATCCGGCTTGCTGTAGCTATTGACTCTCTTAGCGATGGTATGTCGCAATTTACCGAGAATGTTAACATCTTCGACTAATAACGGATTCTTAAACAGCCACATGAAATATTCATGAAGATGATTCTTGGGCTCGTTTTTCCCATGAAAGATCTTGATGTAATGCATCACGATTGGAATTGCAAACTTAATTGCAACGCTGATGCGCATGAAGATTTCAGCGTGGTGTTCGTTGAATTGCAGGGCCTCTGGATAGATCTTGGAACCCCGCTTCTTCTGGTTGTCAGTTTCCAAATCAACTCGATAATTATCGCTGGTCAGAGCAACGATTTTCTTACACATGGATTCTGTGAAGAGTGTAGAATTCATCCATTCGATAAAGGACTTTCTACTGAGTGATTCGGTTTCGGCAGTGTCCACAATCCATTTAAGCCTGAGATAGGCCATAATGAGTTCGCGGTCAGTGTCGTAGAACAGCTCGAAGTAATTAATGTAATTACAAATCGTATCGAGCTGTTTATAATACGCCTCCTTTAAGGACAAATCGAATACGTTAAACGATTGGATGGTATCCCTCTGCAAGAGTTTGTCGAACGGAACATACATGGTCTTACCAGCGAATCCTACCAATGTATCGGTTGGGGTGTTTTCGTCTGGGTACCATTCGTCAATAGGGATAACACCCGGTTTCAGTGGGCGAAGTTTCGCCTCACCAATTCTCTGACTGGTACGCTTAGCGCGCGTGATTTTCATAAAACTTTGACCTCCATAGATAAAATATTTTGACCTCCAAAATCAATTCATATTTTGATACGCGAAAATAATATATGTTTATTTTCAGCGTCTACGAATTTTAGCCTTAGCCGCGATTTTGGGTTTGCCTGTCTTTTTGGGTTTAGCAGTAATCCTATGGTTACCACTAGAACGACGAGATGTATGAGTATTGGTGAAATTACGGACGACATTCTCGACCTTCTTGACCACTCTCTGTACAACCGTCTTTTTGAGCGCCGCGTCTCTATCCTGCTCCATAATCTCATCAAAAGTGCGGACCTCTCTGAATAAGACGTCAGGAGAGAACTTACGAGCCAATTTATCTACCATATACCGCTGTGAAAGCGATAATGTGTTCATGATGGTATGAAGTGCATAGAATACACTCTTATCATACATGATATTCATGTCTGGGTTCGTTTGAACCGGAGCCTGAGTATAGGCAATATCATTCAGCTTCCTCTTAAGGAAAGGAATGTTAAGCCCATACTCATTATAGACGTAAGCGTATGCAAATACGAAACTCGGGCAGTTTGAGAAGATATGCAGATTCCATTTACGGAAACTACCTCCACCCATACCAAGGTTGTCAAACACATGGATGACTACGTCGTATGTGCTATCGTGCATGTCAGACGGCACGATGAAATGAATGTAGTACGACCTATCGTTTTCCTTATACGTCGTATACGTGATGTCGCGACCTAATTTTTTGACCGCATCGTACCGGTTAGTGAGCGCTTGTCTCACTAAGCCGGCATTATTACCGCTAATTTTCTTCCCAGCGGGGTTCTTATAGAACTCCGACAGGGTAAGCGGTACCATGTCTAAATCTTTAGGCATTGGAGATAACCTTCTTTCTGAAAAAGTCGTCAAGTGGGTTTAACCCACTTTTGTAGGTTAAACCCTTGTACATAGCCAATTTATTTGCTATTATTTGTTCTCCACATTCGGGAAGTTGGAAACGTACTGGTTAGCCGTGAGGAGCGTCAGAGACAGGCTCAGCGCACCGTTGAGGATTTCGATATCCGTACGGCAGGAGTTGATGATGTTGCTGGAGAATTCACCAGCAATCAAATCGTAGTACGTACCACGATCAACGCATTCAGCGATGGTCTTCTGGATTTCGTTCTTCTTTTCGTCATCGAGGGAATCGAAGCCGTCGCCAGTGTACTTGTTGGCGAATACTTCAGATACCGTAGCAACGAAGGTATCGTAGATAACCTTCAGCACTTCAACGCGCAGAGTGTCGTTGGAATACTCGTTGATGAGCTCGTTTACAGCAATGAGAATAGCGATGTTGCCGCCGATGTTGTAACCGAAGTTAGCAACAGACTCACATGCGTGCGTAGCATCATCGATAGCATCATACTGAAGGCTACGTTCGAATTCGTTCTCGCCGCCGACCACAATCTCTACCATCTTGCAGAGAAGTTTACGGTAGCGGTTGCGCTGATGGATGAATGCCTGGGACGGATACGGAGCATTGATGTTTTCAGCATACAGTTCTTCGTATACAGCCTTGACCTGCATCATAGTCTTTTCGAACAGCGCTTCGTCGCGATGGGTGAAACCATCGATAATCATGTAGTCGCTCATATGCGTGCGGATATGACCTACGCCACCAACAGCGTCGCGCAGACGAGCAATGTTTTCCGGTTCTTCCAGCTTGTTCTCGCTAGTGATGATGTTAATCATAGCGTTGAAGTCAGTGGAAGCAATCGGACGGGAACCGACCAACATGCAGAAGTCCATGTACTCGTTACGCTGGTACTTGTTTACAGCAAGGCACTTAGCATAGCGAATGCTGTAGTGACGGAGCTGTTTAGCATTGATGAGCTGGTTCTCACGAGTTACACGGCCGCGAACCAAGTCGAGGAAGTCCTGAGAGTAGCTCGGTGCGATAACGATGACCTCACGCGGATTATACGGGTCGTCGTTTTCAACAGCAATCTGACGCAGTTTGTCGATCATCGGCATATGATACTGGTCAACGGCCATATCAAAGCAGATAACGTGAGCATCGATTGCTTCGAATTCACCCTTGCCACGATTGTGGAACACAGGGTCAATCATGTAGTAGTAGTTGGACTTGTAGCCATCAACTACCTTGTATTCCGTTTCTTCCTCGTTGCGGGTGCCCTTAACGATGTTGAAACGAACGTTGTTTTCGCATTCTTTGTAGATCTCACGAACCATCTCAGCGAACTTCGTGTCACCATTGGTGGAAACGAGAGCCGTGTGGTACATGACATCCGGCAGTTCCTCAGCGGAAGCAACCGTAGCATTTTCCTGAATGCGTTCAGTGATTTCTTTAATCGTCTCATTGACGATTTTGTTCAGTTCACGAGGACGAATGCTCTTCACATCAGAAGCATAGAGCTCCTTAGAGAACTTCCATGCCGCAACGACTGCGGAGGAAGAACCGTCACCAACGAGGCTGACCATGCGATGAGACATCTTTACGATAACATCCATGATGTTACGAGCAAAGGTATCGCTTGGTGCGAACTGAATACGCTTCATGGTATGGAAACCATCCTTGGAAGCCACGAGAGGACCCATCTCTTCGATGATGGAAGTGTTAGCGCAAGGGCCAATCGTACGGCTGACCGTCTTGCCGGCAAACTCCATAACCTCTCTGACCATTGCTTTGTACTGGTCAGCGCCTAATACATTTGATGCGGTAATAGCTTTCATAGTCATTATTTGATCTTCTCCTTTTTATTAGCCATCTAACATGGCTTCTTCATTAATGTCGATTGGGGTAAACTCAACCAACTTAATACCAACTTTCTTGCACTGTCTGGCGAAGTCATCTTTCAGAGTCAACTCGTTCTTAATGAACTCGTAATTATAACCATATCTGGCTATCATTACCATTGACTGATGATACTTCGGCATTGTTACTATCGGGGAGACTTCGGATATGTCTCCGCTAATAACAGTTGTCACACCATTCAGTACATCAAGTACGTCTAGGTAGTTACCGTTGACGAACTTAACTATATCATTTTTACCGAAGGTTTTTACGATGTCGTATGCGATACGTTCATCATAATCCTTGGCATAGATATAAACATGCTCTACGAGTTTTGCCTCCATCATCTGTACGATGATTCTGTACATCGGTAGAGGTATACTCTTCTCAAACATATTGGGATAGTGTTCATAAAGTTTCTTGTAATTCGCCTCGTAGTTAAATGGTTTAATAGATAACCACTCTAAAGGATTTTTCTTTTCCCTTAGCATAAGCTTGAAGTCTATACGATTATCAGACATGGATTTGAACCTGTCGAAATCGAGGTACTTCTCTAACTGCTTATGAAGATGAGGGTCGTTAAGAATTTGATGCACTATGAACTGGTTTGGGTCTCTAAGGACGCCATGGTACGATACAACTATCGATGCAGGCGATTCCTTTAGAGTTTCATGATACATTTATAACCACCTCTTTAGCTAGATGTGGATAGACGCATAAAACCTCATAAAGGGGAAATAAAGAGCGATGGTTTCCCATCGCTCCATCGTTCAATTAGAACGGGATTTCCTCATCGAGGCTACCAGCGGTAGAAGCATTCGTTACTTCTGCGTCAGCGCGGTTATCGCTTGCATTGGAGTTGGAAGCGCCACCGAAGAGGCTACGACCACCACCATTGCGATAACGAGAACCACCGTTGTTACCGCTGTATTCTACACCGTTAGCCGCCATCAAGGAATCGATCTTGTCCTCGATGCGTTTGGAGTAGAAGTGATTTACGACACGGATAGAATGTGCCGTTGCCTTGGTCATTGCATTGATGCCAGTGCCAAGGTATTTAACGAACAGGTTGAACTCTGCCGGAGCAGCGTTGCCCATCTCGAACTTACCAGAAGCCGGGTCATACTGAGTAATACATTCGCTTGCATTGAACTCGTAGTATGCGGACTCAGCCGGGATACGTTCGTTATTCAACTCTTTATGGATGGCGAAGAAGATAACGTTTCTGTCGCCAATGTTCTTGGTGCCGATACCCATCAGATGGACGCCTGCAATGCAAACATAGAAGGAGCGTTCTTCACCTTTCTGATGTGCTTCGAGTACCTCACCGACGTGGGAGAGGAGTTCTTCAGCCTTGGTAATAGACAGAGCACTGGAAGTCGACTTTTCATAGTCGAACTTCTCACGTTCGGTCTGTTTGCTCTGCTCCTTAGCAGGATGAATCTTGATGGAGAACATATTGTCATTCCAGTAGTTCAGCACCAGAGTGGAGGGTTCGAAACCTTCCGTGTTGTAGAACTGAAGACCGCGAGTGTTTACCGATACGCGGTCGTTAGAATTTGCTTGCTGATTCGTAAATGCCATTTTGTCATTTCTCCTTTATTTAACTCATTTAAGTTACTTTGAGTAGTTTTGTTCCACTCAATTACTCTTATGTAAGTAGCCTTATAAAAAGGCATATCTATATAAAAACGCAATATAAAGTGGACACATAGTGCGCCCACTCCGATACTGCGTTACGACAATTAACAACCACTTTAGGTTATAAAGTCAAACCATCTTGGATGAACCTATAATCTGTGTTAGGGTGCGTATATTTGTTGAGATATGTCACGAGAAATAACACAATACATTTTTTTTTTGGATAGTTCTTGGTTATTGTGTATACTTTTTTCCGCATGTGTGATATGCAAGGGAAGAAAAAAAATAATCACACACCCTAACCCATTGAAGATATAGGTACATTCACCAACGTTATGGTTTTCGAAGTGTGTACGGTGTAAAGAGCGTTTCAGCAATCTCTACATCTTGGTAGATGTGCTAAAAGTTGCGACGTACACACTGAGCAAAATCGCTCACCTTCAATTACTTATAGGTTGCTCTAATGATAAATTTTACCAAGAGGCTATTCGATAGCCTATAGTCGCTCCGAACTTATTGCCTGCACGAGTCGCATCGTAATTTACACCGAGTAAAATGTCTCGATTTGTGTAAATTAGCTCGTGTAGTTTGAGCGAGTCTTCCTCGGCCACTTGCGTAGCATAATATAAGGAAGGTTTGTAATTATTGTACGCGTTAATATGGACAGTTGTTTCCTCGACAGTTTGCTTAGTGCCGTCCTCAGCAACGACTTCTTTCTCAATAGGTTCATCCTTATTCACTGTGACAAAGTCAGCTTGTTGGACTTCCTTAGGAGCTGTTCCGTCTTTGACAGATTTATTGAAATCTGCTATTACCTGCTTTGAAGATGCAGGTACGGTGTAGCTATAGAGAGGAGAAGCCTTCCCGCTGTCGATTCGAGCCTCTTTGTTATTCACTTGACGCTCGAAGTCTTTAGCCATATTACTAGAAATATTACCCGCGCCAGAAATATTGGCAGCGTCAGCTTTGTCATGGGAACCTTCCAATACCGTCACTTTAGGCGGATTGGGAGCTACCTGCTGAGTAACAGCTAACTGCTCCTTCAAGGATTGAATCTCTGTATTCTGGCGATGAATGTAGAAAAAAATAAAAGCAATACACCCGATGAGAGCCAAAATACCAATGGCCTTCATCGGGTGTGCTTTTATCTTCTCTACGAGTGATAGTATAAGAGTTTTTACTACCATCATAGTGTATCACACCCTTTCTTTATAAGGATGTGATGTTACTATCACTGAATGTTAATAGTGATTTCGTTCTTGAGGCGACGAACACGTTTCTTTTCACCTCTGGAACGTACGGTAATCTGTACTTCTAAGTCGAGCAATTCAGCCCAACGCAGGAAATACTTCATGGTCATGGCAGCCTGCTTAGTGACAGACGCCTTAATGTTAGTCAGGTCATATTCTTTACTGAACTCATTCTTGAAGTGTTTCAAGTTAACCTGGAGTTCAGCGAGGACCATCTTGACCAATCTCTTCAACGGGTCATCATCCTCTTTGATAGGAGGAGCGAACGTGTCGATATCACTCTTATCGATTTCAAGTTCGTCCTCGATATTCTTCATACGGTCAGCATTACAGATCGCTTCCTTGATGTTGTCGATATCGAGCATATTGCCAGCTTCATTATCCAGCTCATTCTTAGGCTCGAAGTAAGCGAAGTCACCGTTAGCCTTATAGAAGTAACCACGGTTCGGTGCATCTTTCAGCTTGCCACCGTAAATATATACACGGTCATTGTCGGCTACATAAGCTTTGTCCTTGACAAGCTTTTCTCCTTTAGCCAACGTTTCTGTGATGGTACCAAGTACCGGCCACACAGTTCCATCAATCGTAATAATCTTCATATCAAGCATGATATCTTTTCTCCTTTATCATGTATATTTTGAGAGACTCGCCATTATATCATCGGCGGGTTTCGGCTTGGGAGTGGATTGTACAAACTCCTCTCCTTTAATTTGCGGATTCTCGACTGTAAACAGAGCTTTTCTGTCAGCCATCGGGTCAATCTTTGTTTCCCTGTGTTCAATTTCGACGTGCTTCTTATACTCAATATAGAAGTTAAGAAGTGATTGAGAATAGAGGAACAAATCGATTCGGCTCAAGGCGTTGAATACAGCCATAAATTCATCGAATGTAAAGTCGATATAAATCTCTGAATCATTCAGTAGCATATTTACGCCTTCATAGAGTCTACCATCGCTTTCATCCTTGATTAGCGTTGGTGTCAATACGAAGCTATCCTTCTGCGACGGATACTCCCGAACAATCCATTCTTCTTTCAGAGCATATCTCTGAAGCACACCATTTTCCATATAGAAAACGTCTTCATGCATTATCCTCATCATTCGTCTAAACGCTTCGACGATGATGTGTTGATTACGCATGGTCATTATTATCATGGCTTTCCTACCTCTATCCCAGAACAGTTTAGAGTTAGCCTTGATATAAACCATCGGTGTATAATTCAGCTCGATATTGTGATGGATTGTATTGTTATCCACCTCCCTTGAAGTATCCCTGAGTTTCGGCCCATTATGATATCTATTCTGTTGAGCACCCAAGATATTCGGGTCATCATCAGAAAGGATAATAGCGAACGTTAGTCTGCATTGACCGATAGACAGGATAGTTCTATTTATCGCTTTATCGATTTCGTTCAAAATCTCACCTCCTTCGAGATTTATTTATATTTTACACCAAGGTCATAATGTATATTTATTTTTATAAACCTGTTGCATAAAAATTAATTTTTATATTTATGTTGGGGAAAATAAAGAGGGTGCTTTCACACCCTCACCTTGTTAATAAGCGTTATCAGGGGTAATCTTAAAGCGAATGCCAATATGCTCGTTGGTAACGATGAAATCGTATACGTTGAAGATTCTCCTTATTCCTCCACGGTAATTGATGCATTTAGTGAAAAGCCTGGTGAGCTGTTGCAAAACTCTCTGAGCGGGAAGCATACCATTGAACGCTATATCTTCATGCATCTTGGTATACACTGTGCTGATAAACACTCCGCCGGCACGTACACCATCAGACTCATCGATAGTTTTTATAACCTCTGGCATTAGACATTTCACGATATATTGCATATCATTCTCATCTATGGTCTCCCAATGTTTCATCAAATCAGGGTCGTTAGTTTTTGCAAGCGCTCGGATAAAGTATGAGTCTTCAAAATACTTGCAATGGTCGAATGGTTCTACCCTCAACTTCGCGGATATGAGTTCCAATCCACATTCCTCGAGCGCTTTCTCTATTGCGGGTGTAAACTTTGCCCCTATACCAGTGGAATCGTCACTATTGTAGTCATCGGCGAGCTCTTCTGTTGTGACCTCTACCGTTATATCGAGCACCACATGATCTTCATGCTTCGTTAAAAGGTATTTACGGTCAGTTATGCAACTCCATAGCCTATCGGATATGATATCATAGTAATAGTTACTATCTTCTCCAAGAACACGTCCTACCACACTGCGATGGTTCTGTACTTCAGGGCCTTCAATGTATTTTTCCCAAGATGAGAATATTTTTTCCTCCATCTATATCACCTCCATTATTTACGTTTGATAACGAGATTGCCAACCAATCTACCATTGATGAAATATGCGTTGGTATCAACAATGAATGCCTGATACGGTATCATGTTATGGCAAATATACCATTCAATGCTCCGAGATAGACCCATTCGATACAACAAGATTTTACTGCCGAGCAATTCGATATTGAAATTCATCTCGAACGTAGTGTGCTCATCATCGAATACGAAACGTTGTTTGACGAACATTTCCTGATGTATAGCATTGGTTATCGAACGGTAAATATTATCTCTTGTCTTTTCCACACATTCCTGGTCTATATCGAACGGTATATCACCATGTGCCCGTATATTAACAATCGTATATTCGCTATCGATGTCCAATTCTAATGGTACATCGATTATATTGACACAGATTGGTTGCAATTTGAAATGCTCAGGGAGCCCAGGGAGCACATCCATAATCGCCGATTTGATTTCATCGATATTCCATTTATCTCTGATTACAACCGTGATTTCCACGACAGCGTCCGTTTCACCAGACGGTTTATCGATGACGAACGAATCGCTATGAAGCGCCGCATCTATCGC